CGCCTTCAGCACGAGCAGGTCGCTCAGCGCGAACAGCGCGCTGTGCGCAGCGAAGCCCGGCAGCGAGTACGCCCCGCAGAACGCACAAGGTGCCGCGAGCGGGGCGGCGGTCGTGACAGGCAGGGTCGTGGTCACAGGTCTCCTTCAAGGTCGGCTGAGTCGTTGTCGGTCTCGGGCATAGCGCCCTCGTCCGTGGTGTCGTCATCGTCGTCGGTCGGGGCCGGAGCCGCCTCGATCGCAGCGGGCTCGGCGGCCGAAGGCATCACGGCCTCGGCATCCGGGATGTTCCCGTCGAGCACGGCCTGGATCTGGGCGACGATCGCGGGCAGTCCCGGGCTGGCGAGCAGCGTCGGGGCCTTCGCCACGAGGCCGAGCGCGAGGGTGACGGCCGGGTCCTGCTCGACCTCCGCGCTGACCTCCGGAGCGTCCTCGTCGGAGAAGCCTGTCTCGCGGCGCAGCGCCGCGTCGGAGATGACGCCCTTGTCGTGCAGGTCCTTCGCGTCGTCGGTCTTGTTCGGGCGCGTCACGAGGTGCGCGACCGAGTACCAGATGACGTGCTTCTCGGCCTCCTCCTCAGGCATCCCGTCGGCCATCAGCACCGGCCACAGGAACTCCCGCGTTAGCGCGTCGCACAACAGCGCCAGCGGCGGCTCGACGTGCGTCACGATCACGTCCTCGCGCACGAGCCACGCGCCCCAGTGGTTCATCGAGCCGACGCCGAGCAAGATCTCGGGCGGCGTGTCGAGGGACAGCGCCAGGCGGCGGATCGCCTCCTCGCGCAGCGACTGCGCCTGAGCGTCGAGTTCGGAATCGAACCGCTGGTAGTGGAAGTAGTCCGCGACCGCGCGGCCGGTGCCGTCGTCGGGCACGGTCACGATCAGCGGGACGTGCGCCGAAGCGTTCGACCGGTCGCTGATCGGGGTGATCATCGCGTCCATCAGGGCCTCGGTGAAGGCGTCTTCGTTCTCGTCGCCGGAACCGAAGGACATCGCGTCCTTGACCGACTTCGCGATCGCGAACAGGCCCGCGCCCGCCAGGCGCGAGTCGATCTGCGAGGAGACGTGCTCGGTGAGGCCGGTGAGTTCGCGCAGGATCGGCAGCGCGGCCATCGTCGGGGAGTCCGTCTCCACGAACATGCGCGGGTGCGCCTGCCACGCGCGGATGATCAGCGCCGCGTCCGGCAGGGTGGTGACCTTCCGCTTACCGAGCGTGAGCGTCACGTCGTCGTCCGAGCCCCAGGACACCTCGTCGTTGCTAAGCGTGTACCAATCGAGGTCGCGCAGGTCGATCGGCGTACCGTCCGGGGCGTACAGCCCCCCGTCGGGCTCGATGCGCCCCGTCGGCGTCTGCACGAGGCGCTGCACCTGGCCCCCGGCGCTGCCGTCCCGTGCCTCGTACAGGTACGGCGGCACGCCGACGAAGTACGTCTCGCCCGGCACGAACAGGCCCACGCCCGCGCGCTCGATCATCTGCGCGCGCTGCACGGAGTTCTTTCCGAACAGGTCGAGCACGTCAGCCGGGTCGCCCGGCTCGACGGGCACCGGCTCGCCGGTGTCGTCGTCGTCGGGGATGCGCCCGACGAAGAACTTCGCCTGCGCCATGCGGCGAGCGAGCGTCGTTGCGAGGAAGTGCTCTTCGCCCACCAGGTCGAACATCTCCCACGCCTCGGCCGCGCGGCCGTTGGCCTGGCGCTTCGTATACCTCTTGACGGAGGTCGAGGTGAGTCGCGACGCAGCGGCCGTGATCGACTGGAGCGGCTTTGGTCGCTCGGGTACGAGCATCCCCTCCTTGGAGATGTCGAGCCGTCCGGCCGTGGTCGGCTGGTGGTTGTTCATCGCTGGTCACCCTCGGTCGTCGGCGTGTCGTCGCCATCGTAGTTCGGGTCGAGCCGCGAGCCGACGTGCGCCGCGAGGTAGTTCAGCGTGAGAGCGGCGAGGATCGCCTCCCACACGAGGCGCACGGGTGCAGGATCGAACGTCGCCGCCACGGTCAGCACGAGCACGAGAGCGCCGATCCAGAACCCCACGCAGAACGGGCACGACAGGCCCTCCGCGAGCCAGTGCCTGGTCGGGCGCAGCCGCTCGATCAGGAAGTCCTCGATCGGGTTCCGGAGCAGGCGCACGCCGAGGTCGTCCGAGATGACGAAGCGCGTGAGCCGGAGCGTCGCGCCGACGACCAGCAACCAGTCGAACCACGGCAGCGCGGACAGGAGGGGAGAGGTCATGAGGAGGAGACCCTTCGGCGGGAGGTGGAGGATGGCGAGCGCTTGCCGATCGTGCGACCGAGCCGCCCGGGGACGGTGACCTGAGCGCCGGTCGCGATGCGGAGCCGCATCAGCGCCTGGGTCAGCGCGTCCACCTGGTCGTCGTGCGCGTCGTGCGGGAAGTTCCGCAGTTCGGACAGTAGGTCGTTCACCCACACGGCTTCCGACGGGTGCGGCAGCAGCACGTTCCCCGCCTCAACCTCGGGCGAGACGGCGCGAGCGCGCGCCTCCTTGCCGTCCTTCGGGTTGACCGGGATCAGCCCGTCGAGCACGTCCCGCAGCGTATCGAGCACGGCCGTGCCGTTGGCCTTGTCCTCGACCAGTCGCGTCGGGACGTGCGGGTCCGCGAACTCCTGCACGCGGCGCAACGTTTCGGTGAACGTCCACCGGCCGCGCACCTGCGCCAGCAGGAACCGGTTCGGCCCGACTCGCGCCCATCGCTGGCCGACCACGTAGTCGGACGCCTTCGTGTCCTTGAAGGCCATGTCCCATGACTCGACCTGCGTCGCGTACGGGCCGATGTCCGGCAGCAACACCACGCGCCCGTCGGCCGAGACGCGCCCGGGGTCCGTCGTCCAGTACCGCCACCACCCCACGTCGAAGATCGAGCCAGACGCGGGTGCAGGGCGCTGCTGGTAGAGCGCGGAGAAGGCGTACGTACCGACCGCCCGGCGCACGTCCTCCCACCGCTGAGCGGCCTCCTCCGGCGTCTCATCGAGCAGCGGGGAGATGAGCGGTTCGCCCGGAGCGCGCCCGAGCGCGTCGTTCTCGCCGTCGGCCAGCGCGGGCAGGCACACGCGCGTCCAGTCGGACGGGTCGCCCTCGTGGTCGTCGGACAGCAGCCGCCCAACGAGGTCGTCCTCGTGCCACCGGGTCATGACCACGATCACGAGGGACGGCGGCTCAAGGCGGGTCTGGGCGACGGTCAGCCACCAGTCCCACACGCGCTGCCGCTCGACCTCGGAGTGCGCCTCAACGAAGTCCTTGTGCGGGTCATCGATCAGCAGCACCTTCGCGCCGCGACCGGTCAGCGACCCGCGCGTCGAGCGCGAGAGCACGGCTCCGCCCGCCGTCGTCTGCCACTCGGAGACAGCGCCCGCGTCGGGCGCGATCTGCACGTCCCCGACCTGCCCCGCCTCGACCCATCGGCGGATCTGCCTGCCCCACGAGACGGCCAGGCTCGGATCGTGAGACACGAGGGCCAGCGGCCAGTCCGGGTGCTGCCGGAGGATCCACGCGGGCGTGTGCTGCGTGCACAGGGTGCTCTTACCCGAGCGGGGCGGCATCTCGATGATGAGCCGTCGGCTGATGCCCCGCTCCACGTCGGCCACCGCCTCGCGGATCACCTCGGAGACGTGGGCAAGGTGCGGCCGGGGGCGGTAGCCCGCGTCGGTGATCAGAGCCTGGTCGAGCGGGGAGGCGACCGTCGAGGTCGTCGTGGTGCTGAGCGCGTCGAGCAGCGCCTTCACCGCAGGCTCGGGCAGGTCCGCGATGAGCGCTGCGATTTCTTCCGGCTCTAGGCCCTGGGCCAACTGGACCAGTTCGCCCAGCGTCGGGGCGGTCATGACGCTCCTGCGCGCGCTGCCATCTTCACGCGACGCTGCGCCATCATCGCCTCCCGCGTACGTTCGGTCAGGGCGTAGAGAGCGTCCCGCGAGCGGTCGTAGAGCACGTCATCAGTTACGCGGACCGGCGTGAAGCCCGACGTGTTGAGCAGGTGCCGGATACCTCGCCCGGTGTCCGCTACCGAGGAGGTGCGCGTGCTCTCTACGAGGCGGGCGTTCTTCGGGAAGTGCTGTACGAGGCCGAGGCCGCGCTCGGCCGTGTAGTGCGAGCGCATTCCGCCCGACGTGGGCTTCGACTCCTTGGAGTAGACGAGCCCCGGAACGACGGCAGCCGTCACGGGAGACGGCGAGAGCGCGTAGTCGAGGGCGTGCATGATGTCGTCCTCGAACGGGCCGTAGTACGGCACCCGGTACGGAGTGATCGTCTCCACGAAGACCGAGTAGGGGTAGCCCGGTCGGATGACGCGCTTGATCCCGAACGGGCTGACCGTAGACAACTGCATCCCGCACATTGCCGCGTTGGTCGAGGCGGCGATACTGATGAGGACGTTCAGGCATTCAACAGGTGAGACGCGGGACAACTCCTCGCCCCGGGCTCCCCCGAGGGCGGGCACTAGATACTTCACGTTGTCGTCCAACTGGAGCACGTACTTGAACCCCCGCTGCGCCGCTGAGCGCATGACGTACTCCCGACCCGCGAACGCGCCCATGAAGGCATCCGGAGCCCACTTCGCCTTCGGGTGTCGCCAGTGGTCGCGCGCGTACGTGAGCGTGAACGCGTTGGAGTAGACGTTCATCGGACGGTGGTCCTGCTCGTAATCGGGCGCGTGGTTCTCGCGCACTACCCACTCCACGTTCGCGTACCCCGCAGCCTCCAGTAGAGCGAGGATGCGCGTCGTCGGGCGCTGTTCGAGCCGGGGCCGGTTGCCGGTGATGACCGCGATGAGCACGCTCGCCGGGTCGACCAGCAACGGGATCGTGTCCTCCGGAGAGAACGCGCGAGGGCTCACATCTGCACCTTCGCGTCGCGCACGTCGAGCACCCACGGCATCTCGGACAGCGCGGCGTACGCCTCCTGGTAGAGGTCAGCCGGGACCTGGACATGGAGCACACGAGCGTCCGGCTGCACGCTGAGTGCGTCGTCCGCCGCACGCCCGCCGTCCCCCTCAGCCTCGCCCGCTTCACGCTCGGCGTGAGCCGCAGCCAGCGCCTCCGGGTCGGCCGCGCCGAGGAAGCCCTCGACCTCATCGAGCCCGTTCAGGTATTGCCGCAAGCCCTCGATCGCTGCCTCGTCGTAGCCGACACCGAGCAGGGCGTCATCGCCGCCCGCAGCCGTCACCTGCTCCAGCAGGTCGAGCAGCGCGGTCTCCTCCCAGCCACCAGCCTCGGTCGTACGGTTAAGCGCGACGAGAGCAGCCATCGCCTCCGTGTCCGTGCGGGAGGCCCAGCCCACGGCTACAGGAATAAGCCAGCCGCCGCTCTCGGCCACCTGCACGCCTTCCGGGGCACTCTCGCCGCGCGCGTGCATGGCACGCAGCGTCTCAGTCCTACCGTGACCGCTGATGAGGTACCCGGTGCGCTCATCACGCACCACGGGATCGATCACGCCGAAGCGCCCGATAGAGGCGTCGATGAGCCCTACGTCATGGTTTTTCGGATTCCTAGGATCGAACACCAGGTCATCCAGCGGGACGAACTCGATAGCCCTGCTCATTGCACGCTCCTCCAAAGGATGCCGTTCCAGATCTTGGAGACGAGGACACCAGATACCCCGAACTCCCGGCCCACCTGAGCGAACGTCGGCTTCTCCTCCGAGGCCAGCCGTTCGCGAATCGCTCTCACGTCGCTCGCCGTGAGTTTCCCACCTCCCCGGTTCTCCTCGCCTCGGGCCGCGCGACCCTTGCGCCCCTTGTCGTACTGGTTCTCGCGGATCGTCCCGCGCTGCAAGTGCGCCGGGTTGACGCAGGGCGGGTTGTCGCACACATGGAGCGCCTGGTCAGCCTCGCCCACGAGCCCGAGCACAAGCCGAGAGACGCGGTGCTGCTTGCCCTCCAGCCAGATAATCCCGTAGCCGCCCTTCGAGCGGCCGCCGGGCCAGGGCCAGCACTCATCGAGGTACCGCCCTTCGGAGGCTCGGGCGAACAGGTCGAGGAACTTCGGGTCTCTGACAAGGCTCATGCCCTAACCCTAAACCCTATCCGGACACGTTCGCGGTCTCCTCGGTGATGACGGGCGCGGTCTCCGCGATGGCCTTGTGCGCCCACATGCTCGCGTTCTCCAGGTCGGTAAACATCACCGACTTCGCCCGGCCGGGCGGCAGCATCTCGTCCAGCCGCTCCGCTAACTCGCGGAACAGCAGACGCGTGTCGCGGTGCTTGGGCAGCGTCGCGTTCGCGCCCTCGATCGTGGCCTTGTGGAAGCCGAAGCGGTGCTCGATCTCTTCCGGGCCCAGCGTCCTACTCATCAGTCATCTCCTGGTTGTCGTCAGGCTCGGGTAGCCCGGCCTTGTCTCGGTACGCGAGCAACTTCTCCGCGAGCAGCGCCCGCGCGTCGTCGCCGCTGATCGTCACGCCGCGCGGCAACCCGCCCCGGTCGAGCACGTTCTCCGCCGCACGCAGCCGCAGCGCGTCGCTGTCGGAGGTCGCCATGATCGTTGCCACGGTCGCGAGCGCGGGCTCGACCAGCGCAATCAGCCGCAACTTCGCCTTCTCCTGGGCGCCGCGCGAGCGTGCCCCGTGGATGAAGCACACCGTGTAGCCCAACTGCACCATCCGCCTGCACCGCTCGCCGCTCTGCTTGCTCGTAGCGGTGCACTGGCGGTTGATCGGGAGTTGCGTCGAGAGGTCCTTCGGGTCCGCCATCGGGCTCTCCCCTCCCATCCATGAGGTCGATTCTTGTGATCTGCTCCGCATCCTACGGCGTGTCGGCGCTCGCGTAGGTACATGGTGACGTTTGTCAGTAGGGCGGGCGCGAGCACGACGAAGGCCCGGCCCCTCGGGTTGGATACCGAGTCGAACCGGGCCTTGCGCCTGCCAGGTGCCCCACGTCTGGCGGTCCGGAGCGGTCCCCGGTGGGCTAGGCAGCCGCAACTACGAACACTGCCTCTGTCGCGGTCTGGTGTTGTCGGTTAGACCGCGAGAACCCGAAGGCGTCCGGTGAAGGTCGCCGTGCTCTTGAGCCTACTACGCGGTGAGCGCGCTCAGGATGATCGCGGCGCACTTCGTGCACCACACGCCGCTCAGGATCGGGCGGCGGCAGCGCTTGCACCGCTTCGGCTCGGTCACGGGATGCCGCCGATCATCCACGCGATCGCGGCCACGAGGATCACCAGCAGCACGACCAGCCCGCCGATGCCGTCGGTGTGCTTGCCGCTCATGACTTCGCGCTCCCCTCGTCCGGGTGGATGCGCTCCAGGTGGCGCTCGTAGTCCTTGAGGTTCTTGATGACGTACGGGCACTTGCCGTCGCCCGCCGTGCACCGGTCCTCGGACCAGATCGCCTCGGTCAGCGCGTCGTCCTCGTTGCGGGGCATCGGTCAGCCCTCCAGCCGGGCAGCCAGCGCCTCGGCGTCCGCGACGGTCATCCGCAGCACCACCGAGAAGAGGCCGTCCTTCGAGGTGTCCACGAAGCCCAGGTTGGCTGCCGTCAGGCGCTCGCCCACGGCCTTCTTCCGGGCCTCGAACTCCTCCCGCTCCGCGTGCTCCGGCGCGGCCTCGGCCCACGGCCGCAGGACGGCGGAGAGCGGGTAGGCGGTGCCCTCGTCGTCCACGGCCTGCCAGACGGTCGCCTGGTGGCCGTTCCAGTCGTGTCGGGCGCTGCCGTAGACCCGCTTGTTGACCTTCTCGACCAGCACGATCGTCGCGCGCTTCGCGCCGGACCAGTGCTTGACCTCGTACTCACCGGGGACGGTGATGTCCTTTGCCTTCATGGCTCGTTCCTCTCGTCTCGTCGTACTTGAAATTTCAACGGGAACCGGCCCGACTCGGCCGGGCCGGTCCCCGTCGAGCGTGGGTCAGGCGTACGTCACGAAGTCCAACCACTCCTCATCGGCCTCGAAGTCGGCCTCGGCCGTGTAGAGCACGACCTTCGCCTTGCCGCGAGCGTCGAGCACGCCCCACACACCCGACACCTCGGGGTCCGGCACGAGCCGCGCGGCGCCGTCCTCGATCACGGCGAGCAGCGCCGTCCGGTACGCCTCGTCCAGCACGTACTCGATCAGGGCCAGCGCGCCCTCGCGGGTGTCTGCGAACGTGTCGCGGGCGGCGGTCGCGGTGAACAGGGCCATGGTGAACCTCCAGAAGCGGGCCGGACCGTCCGGCGTGTGCTGACATACGTAAGCATACACGCTCCGTGCAGAAAGGGCTACCCCGAGTTCGGAGTAGCCCGATCTGTGTGCGTTGTGCCTGGTCAGGCGTCTGGAGCCGTCGCGACGACGGCGAACTGCCAGCCCGCATCGCTGATGACCGGAACGCCCGGCACGACGCGGCGCATCTCCCGGATCGGGAACTCCTGCGCGCGCGTCCAGCCCGCAGCGTTCGCGAGGTCCACGACCTGCTGCGCCGTGCAGTCCCACAGGTGCACCGCGCCGCGAGCGTGCGGCTGATCCGGATCGACCTCGCCGTGTGCCTCGCACGCTTCGAGGAGTTCCCGGGTGATCTGTCCGGCGCCGTGCCACTGCCGAGCCTTGTTCACGTCCGGGCCGACGATCGTGAGCCGACCTCCCGGGGCCATCCGCTCCAGCACGCGGGCGAGGAACGTCACGCCCTCGTGCAGGTACAGGTGCTCCAGGAAGTGTCCGACGTAGGCGTCCTCGATGCCGGTCAGGTGCTCCGGGATGCCGTCGAGCAGGTCAGCCTGATCGGTGATGCCGGGCTGGAAGCCCTCGAAGTCCACGTTCCGCCACGGGGCCGGGAACGGGTGCGTGCCCGCCGCGAAGTGGACCTTCACGGCTTCCTCGCCAGCATGTACACGTCGAAGTGCGGGTCCGGGTTGTACTCAACGTACGGCCGCTCGAAGCCGAGCAGCACCGCCGAGTCCCACAGTTCGCCCGGCGCAACGTTGCCGTAGTGCTCGCCCTCCGGCACCGGAACAACGCCCGTGCACGAATGCGGGCCGCGCCCGGTGCTGCCGCCAGTGACGATCAGGTAGCCGCCCGGCACCAGCGCGCGGTAGGCGACCTCGATGATCTTCCACCACTCCTCGACGTGCTCGATCGTCTCGGTTGAGACGACCAGGCTCCACGTCTCGCGCTCGGGCCACCACTTCGTCACGTCGGCCACGATGTCGACCGACGGGTGCTCGACCCGGTCGAGGACCGTCCAGTCGACGTTCGGGAAGAGGCTGTGCACCGTCCCGTTCACGTCCCGACCGCCGAGGTCGAGGGCGCGGCCCGTGACCCCGGAGAGGTTGACCGTGCGGCTGAACCGCTGCACGGCCTCGAAGGCTGCGTCATGCATCAGTCGGTGTGCTCCTTGTCGGTAGTCTTCGCGGCCCAGCCTGCCAGGAACGCCTGACGCTCGGCCACACGATCCTCCTTGCTGACGCTGGTGCCGTACTCCTTGCGATAGGCGCTCCACGCCGCGTCGGCGGCTACTGCGTCCTGCACGCGGACCTGGAACTGGATTCCGCCCCGGTTGACCTGAATCCACGGCAGCCCGAACGGATGGCTGTTCTCCACGACCAGCGACAGGTCGTGATGCCCGTGCTCGATCAGCCACGCGGACCACGCGGCCGGGTCGATCAGCGAGGAGCCGCCCGCCGTGCGCTGCACCTCTGGGCCACCGTCCTCGCAGGTGTCGCACCAGGCGGTGAAGAGGGTGCTCATCCGTGGGTGTGCTCCTTGTCGTCGTCGTCGTCGTCGTGCTGCCCGAAGCCTGCCAGATGACCGGCCACGGCGAGCAGCATGAACAGCGCCGTCCCGGCGAGGCGCCCGAAGCGCCACGCGGCCAGGCCCGCCATGACCACCCCAGCGCCGAGCATGAACGTGGCGAGGACCGTCCCGTCGGTCTTGTCCGGCTCGTACAGGTACCCCGCGAGGATGAGCCTCAGCGAGCCGTTGAGCGCGGTGATGAGGCCGGTGACCGTCGCCACGCCGTTGAGGGCGAGGTCGAACGGCAGGCCCTGGAAGTTGATGGGCTTCTTGGGCTCGGTCATGCCACGCCTCCCAGCACCGAGAGCACCAGCGCGCCGACGGCGAGGCCGCTGACCGCCGCGATGAGGTAGACCGCGAGCAGGATGATGCCTGCCTGGGCTAGCGCGGAGCGCTTGCGCTCGCGGGCCGCGTACGTCGGGCGGGCTCCCGTCGGGTGCCAGACGATCTGCGCCTGGTTCATGAGACTCACTTGACCTTTCCGGTATCGATCTTGATTTCCTGGCGGTACTTCTTGGCGACGCGCCAGCGGTCGCGCACGCGGCGCGCCTTCTCGCGCTGCCGCTCGCGCGAGTGGGAGCGGGCCGTCACTTGGCGTCCTCGGCGGTCTCTGCGCCCGAGGCGAGCAGCGCGGCCACCTCGGCAGCGCTGTAGCGACGGTGCCCGCCGAGGGTCTTGAAGGACCGGAGCCGTCCGGCCTGCGCCCACCGGGTCACCGTCTTCGAGTCCACGCGAAAGCGCGTAGCGACCTCGGCCGGGGTGAGCAGGGTGTCTTCCGGGGAAAACGGCGTGATCTGGGCCATTTCTCCACCTTTCAGGTGATTACGTACTGACATGCGTAAGCATACCAGAAGGGCTGAAAGAGACGGGCCGAGCCCGAGGGCCCGACCCGTCTCCCGTCCTGCTAGTCCTCCCAGGGCCAGGTGGCGAAGCCCGTCTCGACCCGGCGGATCAGGTCGAAGGCCGCGTCGTTCAGGCCGCCGAAGGCGTGCCGGTAGCGACCCGCCTCGGCGTGCGCTGCCACGTACCCCGCGAGGTTCCAGGTGAAGCAGTGCACCTTCTCCGGCACGCTGACGAACACGCCCCGGCTCCCCGAGAACGCCGCCTGCTCGTCCGTGAGGACGATCACGCGATCGTGGCCGGAGTAGTGCGCCCGAATCGCTCCGGCCGTCGCGGTGCCGCCCATGTTTCCGCTGAGGCGGTCGGCCAGGCGGAGCACGCTCTCGGAACGCGGCCGGAACGGCACCGCCTGCGAGGTCGTGCCGAACCGGACCAACGTCGCGTCCTCCGCGCGCAGCGCGATCGCCGCACCGAACAGCGCCGCAGCGTCCATCCGAGTCAGCGTGCTCCGCTCGGACATCGGGTAGCCCATCGAGCCGGAGCAGTCCACCAGCACCAGCGTCCGGCCCGGAAGCGCCGGGACGTTCGCGAGCGAGTGCTGAGCGGCCTGGTCGAGCGCCGAGTGGAACGCGACCGGCGCGTTGCGGTAGGCCGAGAGCATCCGCATCGGCAGCATCCGCGACCGAGCAACCTCCTCCGCCGACGCGAGGCGAGCCTGGATCGACGCGATCAGCCAGTCCGGAGCGCCGTCCTCGACCATCCGGCGCAGGTTCATCAGGAGCGCCTGGTAGCCCATGTTCGGCACGAGGGCGGGCCAGATGTTGCCCGGCACCTTCCCGAGCGCTCCAGCGACGACCTCGTGCGTCAGCGCGGCGTCCTTCACCACGTCGAAGCCCCGGTCGCCCCGGAGCAGGTACTCCTGGGCGGTCTTGTCGAGCGAGAGGAACGTCTCCCGCGCCGCGACCACGGGCAGCCCGTCGCCGTCGAGCGCGACCGGGCGGCCCTTCGAGTGGTCCAGGATCGCCTTGAACAGCGGCCCCTGCCACTCGGCGCGCGGCTTCGGGTGGGCGAGGTTGAGCACGTCCGCCATCGCGACCGAGCCCTTCGCGCCCTTCCCGCGCCACTTCAGCCACGCCGACTCGGTGTAGGTCCGCGTCGCCGCGTCGCCCAGACCGCGCTTCACGGGCATCGGCACGTTGCGCCCGTAGGTCGCGAGCCAGTGCGCCAGGAACTCGCCCGGCTCGTCCGCCCGGAGGCACGCCGCCGCGACGATCTGACGGTTGTGGCCGGTCTTGCCCGCGTCGAGCCTGACCTTCACGGCCGAGGCCGCGACGGTGATCGAGACGGTGCGCATGTTCGCCGTGCCGCGCAGCCACCCGACGAAGCCAAGCACCCACTCCGGGTCGGTCAGCGCGACGGTCGCGAGCAGCGCGCGCTGGCGCTCCTGCCGGGGGCCGACGCCCTCGTAGAACGTCTTCTCCGTGAAGTCGCTCACGGCCGAGAGGAACAACTCGGCCTTCGCATCGCGCGCGAGCCCGACACCACCCTCAGCGGTGGCGACGCTCGCGCCGGTCGTGGTGATCGGGGTACGGGCGGCAAGTGCGCCCGTGATCGAGCGCTGGTTCAGCCGTGCCATGGTCAATCCCTTCTGCTCAGGTGGGTGTTACGTATGTAATGCCATTAAAGGACAAAGAAGATGGAGAGGGCCGGGAAGTAAATTGGCTCAGGTGTCTTATCCCAAAGAAGTAACCCGAGCCGTCGCAGCGGCCCTCTCCATCGACGGAGAGTTGCAGAGAATCTAGATGGCGCCGGATGGGTTTCAATGAGAGTGAAGTAACCGGTGCCTTCGCAACTGCAACATATTTAATTGTAAAACCCGAGAGTTCAAAGTCGGATCAGGCGGCTATAACCGCTGCCTTAGGCCGCTTGGCTACCCGCCGACGAGTCGGCGGGCCAGGATTTGAACCTGGGATAGGCGGTTCCCGAAGTAGCCTGTTCCTGCGCATCTCGGATATTCGATTGTAGTGAAACGGCGCGTGATCAAGTCGGAGCGGGAAATTTTACCCACTCTGCCAATTGAGTTACACCCGAAGGTACTCGGGTGGCGGGGCTCGAACCCGCAACCAGGCCTTTTCGAAAGGAGTAACCCGCTCCTGCGCATCGCGCCGTTCCGTTGTTACTTACGTAACCGTATCACGTCGGGCGAGCCCGCGCTACTCGGTTTCGGCCTTCCACGTGTATCCGGTGCCGGTGAAGTTGCTCCACTCGTGCCAGTGCTTCGTGCCCTTGGGGTGGCGCACCTGCGCGCACTGATCCCGAGTGATCGGGTGCACGGCATCGCACTGAGCCAGGTACTCGGCCGGGTCCATCGCCCCCCGTGCGGCCAGACCCGCCAGTCCGTCGAGGTCTCTCACGAGCGGTCCTCCTTCGGCTGGAGCGCGGCCTCGATGAGCGCGGCGACGTTCTGCATGGCGGCGGCGTATCCACGGTCGTAGTCCGTGTCGATCTCGGCTACGGCTGCCGAGTCGGCGTGACCCTGGATGACCGTCAGCGCCGCGTGCATGGCGGCGAGGTCGGCATCGTCTGGGAACGCAGTCACCCGCGCCCCGATCGCGTCGAGCCGTTCGCGTGCTCCGGTCATGAGAGCGCCTCCGCCCAGTCGCCCAGACGGTGCGCCACCGCGTGAGCGTCACGCTGCGCCATGGCACGCGCGAGGAGCCGGTGACGGCCCACGGTTCGGCACTCGGAGCAGCGGACATGCCAGGGGCGGCGCAGCAACTCCCACAGCCCCTCGCGTCCGATGACGCGGACCCGGGCGCTCACAGTCCCGCCTCCGGGTCGAGGGCGGCGCGGATGTCGGCCGCTGCCTGCGTCATAGCGCCCCGCCGAGCCGTCCAGTCGCTCGTGTTCGGCCACATGCGAGGCCGGTCGAGGTCATCCGCAACGGCCCGCACCCGCTCGATCTGAGCGCGCGCCCGCTTGTGGTGCTCGGCGTTCGTCTGGGCGACGTCGCGCCACTCGTCCCGCTCCCGCTCCAGCCGCTCGGCCTCGGCGCAGAGTTCGAGGTACGGCCCGTGCATGTCGTAGAACTCGATCTGCGACATGACCGCGCGCAGTCGGTCCCCCAAGCCCGTCTGCGCCCCGCCCGGCTCGGCGTGGTCAGCCATCTCGATCAGGTACCCTCCGAGACGGCGGGCCAGTTCCGGGTCGAACGAGAGCGGCAGGTGCACCGGAACGTGCTCGCCGCTCTCGAACTCGACCCAGAACTCCAGCATGACCCGCTTGGGTCCGCCCGTGTCGCCCTCCCGGATGCCGGTCACGCGCCAGCGCTGGCCGACGTTCGTGCCGTCAACGCGAACCTCCATCGGTCTCTCCCTTCGTCTCGGCCTTGTCCCGTATCTTCACCAGCGCGGCGAGGGCGTGCGCGCAGCGCGCCTCGCCCCCGCCCGTGTGCGAGCCGTGCGGGCATGAGCACGTCACCGCCAGCACCTCGCGTCCGTCGAGCGTCACCTGCACGCGGTAGGGGCGGTTCGGATCGCCGCCCTCCACCCACCACACCTCGGCCTTGTCAGCGTCCTGCATGACCCGCTCCTGCCGGATGTACCGAGCCGCCTTCGCGCGGACAGCGGCGCTGAACTCCTCGCTCACGACTCACCGTCCTCGGTCGGCGCGGCCTTGGTCGGCTTGGTCCCGTTGACGCGCCGCTCGATCGTGCGGCGGTCGATGACCTCCAGCGCGTTCCACACGTCGCGCTCGGTACGGACGCCCTTGCGGACCATCTCGCGCCGCTCAGCGGGCGTGGTCGCACCCCAGATGCCGTGCCGGAGCACGCCCGTCTCGGCAGTCAGGGAGCGCAGCGCGCACACGACCCGCTGAGGGCAGGGGTAGCACACGTCGAACGCCTCGGCGGCCTGCTCGATCTTCTTCTCGGCGGTGTGCGCCTTCTCCCACCGGAAGAACATCTCCGGATCCTGGTCGGCGCAGTTCAGCCGGGTCTTCTCGAACAGCGCCCGGCTCACGGCTCGGGCTCCGGGTCCGGCTCGACCTCGATGATCCTCGGCTCGGGCCGGTCACCCTTCTCGTGGCGGATCGGGTTGCCGAACAGGGCTCCCACCAGGCCGCCCTCCCGCTCGACCGGCTCGGGCAGCGGCGCGTCGAACGCGATGGACGTGATCCGGATCAGCGCCTCGCCCGCCGCCTTCGCGGTAGGTGCCTCGAGATCACGCGCGAGGTCGAGCAGGTGGTCCAGCAGCGCGGCCTGCCGGGAGGTCAGGTCGGCCGGGCGGTAGCCCGGCTCGGCCGGAGCAGCCTCGGGCATCTCCTCGAACGGGTCGCAGGCAGTGTCGTCAGCAATCACAGCGTCTCCTCGGAAGTCGGGACCCACGCCCAGGCGAGCGCGAGGTTGCGGTGCTTGGCGGTCGTCACGCCGCCTACGTCCATCGCGGCGTAGACCGTGCCGTCCCACGTCACCCACCAGACGGGCGTGCGGTACGACCAGACCACGTAGGCGACGTTCTGAGCGTCCCGGAGCCAGCGCTCGCGGTCTTCCCCGAGAAGGCGTCCCGGGTCTCTCAGAACGGAGTTCAGGCCCCAATCCGGGGTCGGTACGCGGTACGCCGCCATGGACGAGTGGTTGAACGACTGGCCGTGGCCGAGGTAGTAGCGCACCCTCCCGTAGTTACCGGCCGGGTAGGCGTGGGGCATCGTGGGCGTGGAGCGGGTCACTGGAGGATCCTCTCGGTGAAGCGCTGCGCGACCTCCCAGGTGTCGCAGGCAGCGGCGTGGGTCATGAACGACTGCTCCGCGCCGATCCGGGCGAACTCGGCGGTGTCGCGGTCCAACTCGAACTGGTTGGCGAGGTCCTGCTCCGTCAGCCTCTCGTTGACGTGACCGAGATTCGCGGCGGCGGCGGCGAGGTCGCCGTGCACGGTCGCGTCGTTCGACGCGCGGTCGCGGTCCTTCGCGAAGGACATCTCCGCCCGGCCAGCCTCGATCGCGTACTCGCACACGGGCGGCTTCGCCAGCGTGACGGTAGTCCGGATTTCAACTACCTCGGGCGGCTCCAACTCGGCGCCGATGAGGATGCCTGAGCCGAGCCCAAGAGCGAGGATCGCCCCCGCGTAGGCCGTGATCTGGGCAGTGGCGCGGTCGAGCCGCTTCCACTTGATATGCACGTTTCGTTCCTTTCGGTAGGGGGAGGGCAGAAGGTCACTCGCCCCGAAGGGCAGTGATCCGGATCTGCTTCACGGCGGGCAGGCCGTACCCGAAGGCGGCAGCCTCCGCGAGCCCGACGGCGAGACGCCGCAGCACGTCCACGCTGTTGCCCGACCACACCTCGACGGTCAGCCGCTCGCCGCTGACCGACGTGGCCAGCGAGAACGTCTCCATAAGCGCGTCGATCTGGAAGTCCTCCAGAAGGTCCTGGAAGGTCACGCGCACGCGGTAGCGCATCGTGGCGCTCCTTTCATCGGTAGCGGGAGCGGGCCGGAGCCCGCCCCCAGGTCTCTTACGGGCGGAAGCCCGCTCGCTTCAGGTCGGCCGTCGAGTTCTTCCACGCCCGAAGGTCGCTCGGCGTCCCGGAGAACACGGCGACTGTCCGTCCGTCCTTCTGGACGATGACGTGACCCCGAGTGCTCAGCCGCCAGGTGAATCCCTGGACCTCGGCCTTGCGCATCCGGTCTCGCAGTTCCTTCTTCACGACGGGCCTCCAGTGGAACGGGTTGTGCTGACGTACGTAAGCATACACGCACCGCGACAAACGCGCTACCCACTCTGAGCAGCGCGTTTGTCCTACTGAGCCGAGATGGTCGGGTACTGCGTCGGCCGGTAGATCACGCCGAGCACGCCTGCGACGCCCGCGAGGAACGTCGTCACGAGGCCGCCCGTCGCCATCGCCTTCTCCGCGTACTCGGGCAGCCACAGGGCGATCACGCCTACGATCAGCGCGATCGTGACCGCGCCGATCGCAGCCGTGAAGTAGGCGACCGTTCGTACGAGAGGGGACACCGCGTCGGTGTAGTCGTCGGTGAACTCGGTCACCGTTCCGTTGTCGTCCAGATTCACCAGATCCGTCCTTCGTTCAGCGCGCCCTGGAGCGCGGAGGTCGTGCGAGGTCCGAACACCCCATCTTCCTTCACACCCAGGCGCTCCTGCCAGGCCCGAGTCGTGATCGGTCCGAGGATGCCGTCCGTGCCCACGCCCAGGCGCTCCTGCACGAGAGCGAGCGCCTTGGAACCCTCGGGCTTAGCCACCCACTCGAATGCCGTGAGGTACTTCGTGCGGGCCGGAGTGCTCGCCCGCTGCGAGGAGATGACCCCATCGACCACGCTGCCCAGGCGAGCCTGGAGAGCGCGAGCCGTCTTCGAGCCGAACCAGCCATCTAGTAGCAGGTCGTCCGGCCGAGCCGTCGGCGGGGCGATCGTGACGGGCGGCTGCGTCGGGAAGACCGGCTGCGCGATCGGCACGGCAGGCGGCAGGGCGAACCCGCGTGCGGCGCCGATCAGGTCCGGGATCTGGAGGATCCGGTCGTTTCCTGGGCAGACCTTGCCCCGGTGCGTGCTCCACGCCTCGGTGCCTTCGAGGGGACGCTGGTTCCGGCCGCGCAGGATCGCGGGCTCCAGCGGGAACGTCCCGACGATGCCGAGCCGGTGCCAGCCGATGCCCGCCTCGTCCGGCCGGGAGGTCTGCTTCGCGGACAGCGGGATACCGTGCGTCGCGCTGATCCACGCGAGCAGCGCGATGAGCGAGATGACCTGAGCGTCCGTCCACTTTCCGCTGCCGAGTCCCGCCGTCTCGATGGAGATTGCGTCGTTGCTGCCCTCGACCTCGGCGGCCGAGAGCCGGTCGGTGTCGATGTACTGCTCCACGTTGCCGTCCAGCGCGACGTGGAAGTTCGAGCAGGCGCCGTTCCTCGGGTTGTTGAAGTAGTTGAACTGCGAGTCAGCCAGCGATGCGGTGACGTGCAGCACGGCCATGTTCGCCGGGGTGGAGTCGTCTCGTGCCTCAGCCCAGGCCACCGGGCGGTAATGCCCTGCGGGGTAGATTGCCATGCCCGCACGGTACCGTCCCGGTGGCCTGGGATCGGGCTACTTGCCCTTCTCCTTGTCCTGCAACTTCTTCTTGAACTCGCGGTAGTGCGGGCCGCACAGCGGGCCGCTCAGGCCCTTCAGGACGGTTCCCACGCCCTCGTCGGCGTTCAACTTCTTGCCGCACGCGGCACACACACGGTCGGGTTCGTTGTCGTAGTTCACGCGCATCGGTCAGTTCCTCTCAAAGTCCGACTCGCGCACGAGCCGGGCGAACGTCTTGCGGAAGTCGGGCAGGCTCGCCGCCCGCTGGAGTTCGGTATCCAGGTTGTCGAGCAGCGTGGAAGCGTACCGGGTCTGCTCCTCGGACGACTCCAGCGCGTCGCACTGGTCGTCGTACATCCGGCGCGCCCCGGCCTCCTCCGCCTGCACGCGCTCAATCTCAGCGCGGACGGCATCAGGGAGGTCCCAGAGGTCCCCCAGCGTCTCGACGGGGAACGGGAGCGGCCCCGCGTACCTCATCGCCTCAGCCCCGCTTCACGGGCGTCTGGAAGGGCCACGCGAGGGCGCGCTCCTTGCGGTCGTTCAGGAGGGCGAACACCTCGGCCCACAGGTGGGCGTTGCCCGACTCGCTGAGCAGAGCGCGAGTCGAGAGCCGCGCGGCCATGTTCGCGGCGAGGCTGAACGTGCGCCACGCCGAGCGGCGAGGGTTGGCGGACTCCCAGAGACCGCGCCGCGTGAACGCGTCCGGGTCGCGCCGGGCGTCGGTCAGCAGGTCGAGGGCGGCCCGGCGCGTGTCCGGGGTGCCCCGCCGCTCGGGGCGGTCGGTCTCGATGGTGGTCATGAGGTTCCTCTCTGGCTACGGCGGAACGCGGCGTCCCAAGCACGCTCGAACGCGAACCGCTCATCAATGGTTCTCAGGTTGCCGGGGTGCACCGGACAGGGCTGCACCCCGATGTTGCACACGCACGCCTCGGCGCGCGCTCGCGCCTCGGCGGCAGCGTCGGCCTCGGCCAGCGCCCCGAAGCAAACGCCCGCGTACCACGCCTGCTCCAGCAGGTGCTGGTCGTAGGCCATCCCGATCCCGACCCACGGCAACGGCTGCCCGCACGCGCACTCGGCGGTCTTGGCTCGACGGTTCGCGCGGAGCCGGTGCCCCGCGTGGAACGCTTCGAGGTCCATCACGATGCCCTCCCGGGCGGAAGGGGAGCGGCCCCGAAGGGCCGCTCCCGAGTGGATCAGACCGCCGCGACCTGGCGGACGATGCGGACAGCCTGGCGGGTCAGTTCGGACCGGTCGAGCATCGCCCGGGAGAAGCGGTTCTCCGCGTGGCCCTGGGCGCTGGACGACTGGGTGCGGCGGTAGTGCTGGGCGTACTCGACCGCTGCCTGCACCAGACCGTAGGCGGTCTTGTCCACGCCCTCGGAGGTCTCGCTGCCGAGGATGTCCCACAGGGTCGAGCGGACGTTGGCGACGTTGGTCTGCACGCGCTTCGAGACGATCTGCGCGGCGGGCATCGGGACGAACGCCTCGATGAACGCCTCCTGCTGGTCGCGGGTGACCTTGACGCTGACCAGGTGCTCCTGGACCGTCAGCCACTCGTTGACCGAGGTGCGCCATCCGGCGAGCGCCTGCTTCGCGTCCTCGATGCGGTCCTTGACGTTCTTCGAGTGGCGGAAGGTGAACTCGTGGCCCGAGCGCTGCGCCTCCATGTCGGCCCAGGTAGACGTGTTCGCGCAGACGATCCGCGTGTTCACGCCCTGGCCCCGGAGCGAGCCGGTGCCGTTGTGCGAGTTCTGGAGCGCATAGAACGCGATCGTTGCGCCGTTCGGGTCGCCGGGGACCTGGATGGGCTCGTCCAGGCGGAGCAGGACCCACACCTTCCGGCCACCGTCGAGTGAGCCCGCCGTCTCGAAGCGCACGTCGGACGCCTCGCCCTGAACGGCCTCCGCGATGTCGAACAACTCGGTGTTGGAGACCGGCTCGTAGGTGTCGTTCACGACGCCCAGGCCCGCGCCGTTGTCGGTGCGGCGGACCTCCTTAGAGCCCTCGATCTCCACGAACTCGACGGTCGGCTGGCCGTCCGCGTCGAACCCGACCTCGCGGCGGTAGACCGGCTCGCTGATCGGCTCCCACGGGAGGGCGATCTGCTGGGCCTCGGTGCGGGTCGGGTAGCCGTCGAGGACGACGCCCAGGCCGTGCCACGGCATTTCCCGCACGCTAAACAGATTGTCGGTGTCGGTGATCTGGTGAGCCATGAGAGTGAACCTTTCGGGGGAGAGGCGGTCTGATTGACCCCGGAGACATCCCGGCCGACTAGCGGCCGGGCTGCCCCGGTACCGATCAGAGCGTCAGCGCTGCTTGTTCTTGCGAATCGACTCGGCGGCTTCCGCCAGCGTCCGGAACGTCCTCCACGACCGGGCCGCATCCATCCACCCCTTGCCACCCGGCCCGGGGACGACCACGCTAAGGTAGGTGGCGGGGTTCTTTGCGTCTCCGCCGAGGTACAGCGTGCGCTCGTCGCCCAGGTCGGCGTGGGTTCCGGCGTAGACGTTCGTTCCGGAGATCTTGCGGAAGGTGACGGCGCTCATGATTTTTGCTCCTTCGGAGTTGTTCCGTGCTGACATACGTAAGCATACACCCACTCACGCTGATCGCAAAACCCCCAGTTTTGGGGCGAGGCCCGAAGGCCCTGCCCCGGGTTGGTCACTTCAGGAACAGGCTCTCGATCGCGAACTCGCACATGGTCGGCTCGTCGTAGGCCGGGAACAGGTTCGCCTTGACGATCAGCGTCGTCGGGGCGACGTAAGCCGGGGAGCAGCCGCACGAGCAACCCGCCTTCGCGTTCCACGACAGGCTCTCGACGGAAGCACCAATCGCGTCCAGGGCCTCGTGCACGAGCGGCTTCTCGATGCGTCGGACGGCCCGCAGATAGGCAACGAACTCGTCCTGAGCGGTATCGAGGGCAGCCTTGAAAGCACGGTCGGCGTCCGACGTGCCCCACGCCTCGACGCCTTCGGGGCGGGTCGGCCACGTCGGCTCAACCGTGCCCTTCCTCTCCAGCAGCGCTGCCTGCGCGGCGTCACGAATCGCCTCGGTGCGGTAGACGCGGGTCTTCTTGGTCTTGGCCCACGAGCGGTGGAGCGTCGCGGTGGCGGTGAAGCCCTCGCCCACGAGACGGTACTGGCCCTGGCCCATGTTGGTGACGGTCGTGACGTTCACGGTAGTTCCTCCCGATCGGCCAGATTTCCCGGCCCCGTTGTGCTGACATACGTAAGCATATGCCATGCCGCACGCTCGCGCTACCCCGAACGGGAGAGATTTTGTAACAGGTTGATAACGCCCCAGAAAGGGCTAGATCGCGCGGCGGATCGCCGCCAGCGCCTCCTCGGGCGTGAGGATCACCTCCGCCACGCCGCCCGCACGGCCGATCGCCTCGCGCACTGAGCGTTGGCGCAGCGTCTCGCGAGCACGCGCATGGTCGTCGCTCTCGGTCGGTCCGGGGCACTTCACCTCCAGGCCGACGGCTCGCCCGTCAACGATGACGAGGAGGTCCGGCAGGCCCGCGTTCTGGAAGGCTCCGCCCGCGATCTTCGTGACGAACGCCGAGGGGAACTCCACGAGGATCGCCTTCCGGATGCGGCCGACGAGCAGGGTCTCAGGCTGAGGCATGGCACCAGCCTACGGACAGAGGAACGCCCCGGCCGCGCGGCGCGGGGAAGGCGTCAGCAGCAGCCGGGGCGTCCGGTGACCTGGCAGGCGAGGCGCGAGGCGGAAGCGGCCTCGCTGAGTGAGTGTCAGCACACTTCCCGCCTGCCAGGCGTGGAGCCCCCGACGGGTGCGGGTGCGCGACCCGTCACCGCGTCCCGTCAGGGTGTTTTGCGACCTTTACGTACTAAAGGTCGATGTCATCGAGAGACAGCGTCTGCGGCTTGCCCGCCGCCGCCATCACGCGGTCAGCTACCGGAGCGTCCTCGATAGGGGCCGACTCCATGAGGGCCGTCTCGATCGGTCCCGTGGACTCGTCCCACGAGCCCGTGGAGGCGTTCTCCCACGGGTCCGCCGTCTCGGCGCTCGCGGCCTGGGTCTCGGCCTCAGCGGGCAGGTCGTCCGACAGGTCGCTCACCGCCGTCTCGACGCCGCTACCCTCGACGCGCATATAGCCGCGCACCTCGGAACGGACGCGGCCGTTGTACGGCTCGCCGTCCTCGACATCGATCTGGAGCCGCTTGCCCATCCAGGTGTTGAGGTTGACCTGGAGGTTGCGGCGCGGCGTCGGCTGGCCGATGGCCTGCATGAACGCGACGACGCGGAACAGCGCCTTCTCGGTGACGGTCACGCGGTCTACGACGGTTGCGCCCTCGCTCGGGCCCTCGATGATCCGGAACCAGAGGTTCACCATCGGGTTCCCGGCCTTCGAGTTGGTCTGCTCCAGGTCGTCTACGACGACCGTGTACCGGCCGGGCGGCACGGTCTGCCCGAAGCGGTCCTTGTACTGCGAGAGGTTGACGTTGAGCATGTTCATGCGGTGTGTCTCTTTTCTGTGGTTCTGCTCGTTGTTCCGGGAGACCACTACTTCGCGGCCGGTCCGGTCGCGCCACCCACGCGCAGCACGCGGCTCAGAGCCGCCAGAGACGGGGATGACTTCCTGCCCAGGATGGGAGGAATCTTGCCACGAAGGTCGTACGGGAGCCGAGCCTTCGTACGGTAGTCGAGCGAGTTGCCGAAGCGCACGATGTGCCGTCGCTCGGGGTTGCCGTCGTCGTCGTACGTGTCCGTGTCCTCGGTGTCGCAGTAGAGGATGTAGTCCGGCGAGGCGAGCACGATTGAGAGCGCGCCCTTCTGCACGTCGGGGATGCGCGTCGCGACCGGGTTGTTCTCGTCACGCGGAGTGATCTTGGTCTGCGCCGTCATCACGACGTGCATCGGCTCGGCCCGCGTCGCGTCGGCCAGCCCGAACCAGAACGTCGCGATGTCGGTCATGATGTCGAGCGACTGCCCCCAGGTCTGGATCGTCGCCGGGGCGGTGCCCATGCGAATCTCCTTCACGGCGGTCTCGCTCGCCCCGGTGAGGAACCGGGTGGCCTGCTTCTGCACGGACGTGAGCGAGTCGATGATGACGGCGCTGTACCCGTGCCCGCCTGCGGCGAGCGCCCAGTACACGTCATCGAGGTCGGTCACCGAGGTCGGTCGGGCCACGTCGATGTTCTTCGAGTACGGCGCGTTCGCGAACGACCGCGTGCCGCGTTCGCCCGCCATGTCGAGGAAGAGGGTCTTGCCCATCTCCGCGACGGTTGATGCGAGCGTGGTCTTGCCCGCGCCTTGCGGACCATGGAGCAGCCACTTGCCGTAGTCGGCACCAGCGGTCTCGCCATTCGTGAGCGACAGCCCTGCGAGGGTCTGCGCCATGTGCATCACGTCCTTCATCCGGGGGAGTGTGATCCGGGGGAGCGCGGTCGGCGTCGCGAGACGCCGACCGGCAGCCCTCCCCCGAGGGGCCAGCCGCCGTGAGGGGCGGCTGACATACGTAATCATACACCCTCTCGGAGGAGGGTCGCTTTGCCCCGGTTTCGGGCCTAGTCCTCTATAAGTTTCTAACTTTGAGGTTTGAGGTCGCCCTATAGATAAAACCTCAAACCTCAAAGTTAGAAACTTATAGAGGAGTCGAGCAGCCTACTGACGCTGGCGAAGACCGAACTCGCTCAGGTCGTACTCGGTCTCGGCCCCGACGCCGCCGAGCATCTGCGCCCGGCAGAGCCCGTTGAAGTCGCACCATGAGCACCCGCGCCGGTCGATGTTGCGAGGGGCGGTGCCGCTCGTGTCGTACCGGTTGCGCGTGCGGCCCTGGTCCTCGCCCGTGTCGCGGGCCGCGCGGAGGTGCGCGAGCACGACGTTCACGTTGACCGGGGTCAGCGTGCGCCGGTTCCACCCGTCCTGCGCCGAGGGGGTCGACAGCCGCGCTACCACGGTCTCGTCGCGCACGTACTCGCCCGCGCCCGAGCCGTCCTTCTTCAGCCCGGGGTACGGCACCGGCTCGGCCGTGAAGGCGAGGTACGCCTCCAGGTCGTAGTCGGTCACCGACTTCGACAACGTGCCGCTCTTCGTGATCTGGGGTTCCTTCGCCTGGGCAGTGCGCGCCCGGTCGTAGGCGAGCGCGCGCGGCTCGCCGTGGCCCCACGTCATCACGAGGGGCGTGATGATCCAGACGTACAGGTGCAACTGCGAGTCCATCAGGTCGTCGGCAGCCTCCATCGCGGGCATGTTCGCGGACGACTTGTGGTCACGGACGACGACCAGGTTGCGGCGCGTGTCCAGGTAGACCTCATCCACCTTGCCGCCGATGTCGAAGGACCCGCCCAGGTTCCGGCTCGCCTTGACCTCAACGCCCAACACGCGCTCGTGCTGCGTGTCCGCATCCCAGCGGGCGTGCCAGCGCTTGCTCATGGCCCGCAGACGGACGATCGGACCCTCCGGGTAGTCGGCGTACCAGGCGGCCCTGTCGTCGTCCTGGAGGCCGCTCAGCCACTTCTCCAGAGCGTCGAGCAGGTCCGCCTCGGTCGTGATCGGGCCGAGGGTCGGGTGGGCGTACAGCCCAACGCTGCCCGAATGGAACTTGGGGCCGAAGTCGCCGGTCGTGATGACGCTCGGCGCGTGCTTCAGGGTGCCGTCCGGGACCGCGCCCCGGTAGATCGCGTCGATGGCCCGGAGCGCATGCCACATCGAGCCGAACTCCCTCGCGAGCGAGCGCGAGTTGTCGGCCGGTTCGAGCCGATCCAAGTACCTGTAAGCCCATGCCTGCGGACACTTGCGGTGCGCGCTCAGCGCGCTGAACGAGAGCATCCGACGGCCCTCGGGTGCGGGTACAGTCATGTCCACCTCAGCAATCTCGCAGTTGGCCGGGGACGGTCCCACGGCGCGGTATGCTTACCAATGTAACACTATCGACAGCACGCAAAAAGGCCGTCCCAGCCGCCGTGGTAGGCGGCTTCCTCAGTTTGGGACGGCCCTGCGCGGGTGACTTGCTGCTGTCTAACCCGAAGGAGTGGAGTTGCGCAACAACATCCAGATGCCCGCCCAGAGTACCATCCTCGACGCCGCTCTGGGCGCTCACGCGAGGGGCTGGACGCCCGTCCCGCTCCGCCCCGGAACGAAGCGCCCGGCGCTCGGCAACTGGCCGGAGGTCCGCTACGCGGACGCCGAGGCCGTCAAGGCGGCGTTTGCCGCAGAGCAGTACAACCTGGGCGTCGCGCTCGGGGTCGCGAGCGGCGGCCTCGTAGACATAGACCTCGACCACCCGAAGGCCCCGTACGCCGCTCGGTTCTTCCTCCCCGCCGACACGATGCGCACCGGCCGCGTCGGCTCGCCTGGCTCGCACTACTGGTACCGCGTGCCCGACCTCACGGTCACCCGCGAGGCGTGGCAGACGCCCGACCGCCGCATGATCGTGGAGGCGCGCGGCTCCGGCCACCAGACCGCGCTTCCGCCGTCGGTGCACCCCGAGGGCGAGTCGTACAGGTGGGAGTCGGACCCGTGGTTCGAGCCGCTGGTGATGAGCCAGCAGGAGTTGATGGCGCGCGTCTCGTGCATCGCCCTCGTGACCTATCTCGCGGAGGTGTGGCCGGAGCGCGGCGGTCGGCATGACGCCTACCTCGCCCTCGCCGGATCGCTGCTCCGCGAGGGTCCGCCCGACGCGCCGGTCGTCTCGCCCGTCTGGGGCCAGCAGGGCAACGCCGAGGGCATCCTCCGTGTCCTCGCTGACCTGACGCACGACGATGACGGGCCGGAGGCTCGCGTCTCGGAGACGATCCCCTCGACCATCCGCAAGATCCGCGAGGGCCGTCCGGTCCAGGGCTTCCCGACCCTTGCTCAGCACATCGGCGAGGAGCCCGCGCGCCGGGTGCGCGAGTTCGTCTACAAGGCCGAGCGCTGGTACGGGCACGAGCGGAGCACGTACACGGCCCTTGAAGAGCCTCTGAGCACGTCCCCCGCGCCCACGTCCCCGGACGACCTCCCGGACGGCGAGAGCGCCCATTCCGTCAGCCTGACGGGGAGCCTCGCGTCGATGGACCCGGAGACCGTGGCGCGGATGGTCCAGCAGGAGGTCGTCCGGATGCACGTCCGGGAGATTGCCCGCCAGGCGTACCTCGAAGAGACCGAGCCCGAGGTCGAGTGGGACGTGGCGACGATCGATGAGGTGTGGGAGCGCGAGCCCGAGGAGCCGGGCCGCATCGACCGGCTCATGCCGTGGGAGGGAACCCTCACGATCATCGGCCAGGCGAAGGCGGGCAAGACGACCCTGGCGCTGAACCTGTTCCACTCGCTGCTCACCGGAGAGAAGTTCCTCGGGGAGTTCGCCGTGCGGCCGGTCGAGGCGCACCGCCGCGTCGCGATGCTGTCCTTCGAGATGACCCCGGCCCAGGTCGGCGGCTGGTGTCGGAAGTTGGGCATCCCGGCCGACCGGCTCGTCCTCGTGAACTTGCGCGCGATGGGCAACCCGTTCCGCTCTGAGAAGCACAAGAAGGCGCTGGCGAAGATGCTCCGCGACCGCGACGTGGAGACGCTGCTCATCGACACCTTCACGAAGGCGTTCACGGGCGAGTCCCAGAACGACGCGGGCGAGGTGCAGACGTGGCTCTCGGAGGCCGGGCGCTGGGCTCGGCAGGACGCGGGCGTGCGGGACCTGATCCTCACGGCCCACGCGGGCCATGGCGAGGGCAAGCGCGCTCGCGGCTCGTCCGCGCTGCACGACGACCCGGACGCCTTCTGGGTGTTCGCGAAGAAGGCCGACGGCTCCGGGCTGCGCACGCTCTCGGCCCAGGGCCGTGACGTGTCCTTCGAGGAGCACGACGTGTCTTGGGACGACGAGACGCTGGAGATGACGCTCGGTGACCCGGCGTCCGGCCCGGCGCTCACGAGCGGCGGCACGCTCACCGTCGCGTCGCAGTCGATCGTCACCGATCAGGACATCCGTGACGCGACGATCGCAGTGATGCAGGACCAGGGCGGCGCGGCGATGACCTCGACGGCTCTGCGTTCCGAAACGTACGACCGGCTCTCGGCCGGGGGCGGGCGGGCTACCCACCCGAGGGTCAAGGCTGCCGTGCTCGCCCTCGTGGACGAGGGCATCTTGTTCGAACAGCGGAACGGCAAGGGCGGCGGCGTGGGGTATCTCCTGGCCGACGACCAGCCCGCTTCTGGGTGACTGACTCCTCTATAAGTTTCTAACTTTGAGGTTTGAGGTTTTATCTATAGGGCGACCTCAAACCTCAAAGTTAGAAAGTAGGGTCTGACCTGCGAAAACGCGGGACCCCCGGAGGGCCTGTCAAAAAACTCGAAAAGTTACGTATGCCCCAGTTTTGGCATGTTACATAGGTGATAGGGTTAGCCCATGCAGACTTCCCCTCAGACCTCCGGGTTCACCCTCCCGGGGCCTCCGCTGTTCGAACACCAGGTGAAGACCGTGCGTCGGATCATCGAGACCAACGGTGTCTGCGCGCTGCTCCTCGATCCCGGGACGGGGAAGACCCGGTGCGCGATCACGTACGCCTCGATGCTCGCCGCGAAGGCGCAGCGCGAGGTGCGGGTGCTCGTGCTCTCACCCGTCGCCGCGCTCGACACCTGGGTCGACCAGGCCGTGCAGTACGCCGCCGTCGGCCAGCAGGTCACCGCGATGGCGCTCGGTGGGCGCGTCGACCAGCGCGCGACGGCGCTGTCCGTCGGCGGCGTCGGCGTGCCGCCGAAGTGGCTGCTAGCCAGCGCTCGCCGCGAAGGCGGGCTGACCGGGATCCGGGTCATCTCGATGAGCCTCGACTCGTTCAGCCAGAAGCGGCGCGTCACGCGCTCGAAGACCACGACCGACCTGCTCATCGAGGCCGTGGCGAAGTACCGTCCGGACCTGCTCATCGTGGACGAGAGCCACCGGCTGAAGGGCGCGTTCTCGAACGTCTCGCGCGCCGTGCGGCGGCTGCGCCTCATCGCTCCCCGGCGACTGATCCTGTCGGGCACCGTCATGCCGCACTCGCCCATGGACGTGTGGGGGCAGTGGCAGTTCCTCCAGCCGGAGGCGTTCCACACGATCGACAACCGGGACGGCAAGACCAAGCACCCGATGCCTTACGGGCGCTTCCAGGAGCGGTACGCGGTGCTCGGCGGGTGGCAGGGGAAGCAGGTCGTGGGTTTCCAGAACCTGGCGGAGATGCAAGACATCATGGCCCGGAACGCGATCGTCGTCCGTAAGGAGGACGCCCTCGATTTGCCACCCGTCATGGACGTTCCCGTGCCCGTCACGCTGTCCCCGAAGGAGCGTCGCGCCTACGACGACATGAAGGACTCGCTCGCGACGCTGCTCGACTCCGGCGCGCTGGCGACTGTGCCGAACCGGCTCACGCAGATGATGCGGCTGCGCCAGATCACGAGTGGTTACGTCGTGACCGACACGGGCATCACGGAGCGGGTCGGCACCTCGAAGACAGATGCCGTGGCCTCGGTTGTGAACGACACGCTCGACGGGGAGAGCCGCGTGGTCGTGTTCGCCCACTTCAAGCGCGAGGTCGCGGACATCGCGGCGGCGTGCGTACGTGCCGACACGGACGTGCTCGTGATCACGGGCGACACTCCCCCGCGCGAGCGCGAGAGGATGCGGAAGCGGTTCGGGTCCGCCGAGCCGAAGCGGCTCGTGCTGGTCGCGCAGATGCGCACCCTGTCGCTTGCCGTGAACGAACTCGTCACCAGCAGCCATGCCGTGTTCGCCTCGCTCAGCGAGCGGCGGGACGACTTCGTGCAGGCCCGCGACCGGCTCAACCGCATCGGCCAGACCGGCTCGCACGTCACCTTCTGGAACGTCGTGGTCCCCGGCTCGGTCGATGAGGTGGTGCTCGGAGCGCACCGCGACCGGACCGACCTGGAGACGGCCATGCTGAGGCACCTGCGCCCGTAGCGGTAGGGTAGGCTACATACGTAAGCACACAACCTGAAAGGAGCCCCGTGAACCCCTACCAGCAGGGCGACACGTTCGACCCGCGCGACATCGCGTGGGTCCTGTCGGACAACGACCTGGCGCGCTGCGTCGAGGCGCTAAACGAGGCCGAGAGCATCACCTTCGACTGGGAGACGACCGGCCTGGATGAGCACGCGCCAAGGGCGCGCGTCGTGATGGCGTCGTTCACCGTGCCCTTGCGCTACGACCTCGACGGCACCGTGACCAACTGGGTCGTGCCGCTGTCGCACCCGGACGGCCCGTTCTGCGGGAAATGGCGCGTCGTGTTCAAGCGGCTCGTGCGCGCCATGGCGCACGCGGGCAATCTGGAGGCGTGGAACGGGAAGTTCGACCTGCGGTGGGCGTTCGCCCATACCGGCATCGACCTCTCCGGCCATCTCGTGTGGGACGGGCAGGTCGTCGCGCACCTGCTGGACGAGAACGAGAGCACCCGGCTGAAGGAGGTCGCCCCGCGCTTGTTCGGGATCGAGGCGTGGAACGACGGGATCGACTTCCGCGAGGAAGCCGCCGCCGAGCGCGTGCCGCTGTTCCACCTGGGCGAGTACGCGGCCCGGGACACGTACTGGACGTACCGCGTGGGCGAGGCGCAGCGGCTCGACCTCGACACCGAGGAGCAGCCCGAGACGGCGGACGAGGTAGAGGCCGTGCGCCTCGGGAAGTTCGTCTCGTGGTGCGTCATGCCGATGGTGCGCAACCTCGCCGCCGTCGAGCAGCGCGGCATCGCGCTAGACGGTGGGTGGGTCCGGGACCAGATCGCCCTCGACAGCAAGACGCGCGACGAGACGCTGGAGGCGCTGCTCGCGCTGAACCCGCTCGACGGCACGCCCTCGTTCGCGCCGACCTCGCTGTGGTTCCGGGCGTGGGCAGACCAGGCCGTCGAGCGAGGACAGTTGCGCGTCGATGCGATCACCCCGAACGGCAAGCCCCAGTGGTCGCGGCACGTCCTCGCGCGCCAGGCTCGCCAGGGTCTCTCGCCGCTGCCGGGGGAGTTGCTGATCTACCGGCAGGCCGTGAAGCGGCTGGAGTTCCTGAACGCGTGGCTCGACCTCCAGGCGAACGACGGGCGGCTGCATCCACGCTACAACGTCGGCCGTGTCATCACCGGGCGGCTCTCGTCCGCCGATCCGAACATGCAGCAGGTGACCAAGGCGCTGAAGCCCGCGTTCGTCCCCGCCGAGGGCTACCTCATCGCGGAGATCGACTACTCGCAGATCGAGTTGCGCGCGGCGGCGTACATCGCTAGGTGTCAGCCCATGATTGACGCTTATACTGAGAATCGTGACCTCCACCTCGCCATCGCCGCAACCCTCCACCCCGAAGAAACGCTTCGCACCGCGAATCTGTACCTCATGCGGAACGGACTACCTCCCAACGGGACCGGCGCAGAAGTTCTGCGAATTGTGCGGAGCGTCACGCCGCCTCGCCTCCTCTCGGAAACGCTCGTACGCCTCAGCAGTGCGTTCGGGGCGGATCAGGACGCCAGGAGTCGGGAGTGGTGGCGCGCAACTCGGGGAGAAGAATCCCGCTTGGAAGGGCGGGATATCGCCCGAGCAGTACAGGCGCTTCCGGAAGAACTCCTGCGAGCGCTGCGGGAAGACTTCGAGCGGCTGGGTTGGCCTTGGGAAGGGGATTCAGAACACGCTGGACGTGCATCATCTGAACCACGACCGCTCGGACAACCGGCCGGAGAACCTTATGACGCTGTGCAGGTCGTGTCATCGGCGGGTGCACCCGCGCTCGAAGAAGTAAGCGGCTATCCCTGGAGTAAGTGGCGGCAGTTGGGAAAGGCTTCCAACTTCGGATTGATCTACGGCCAGAGCCCTGCGGGCTTCCGCACGTACGCCGAGACGGCCTACGGCGTGGAGTTGACTGCGGAGGAGGCGCAGGCGACCTGGAGCGCGTTCTTCGAGCAGTGGCCGGGCATGTACGAGTGGCAGATGTCCTCGATCAAGCGCGCTCGCGCCACCGGCCAGGTCGTCTCGCCGCTCGGGCGGGTACGGCGGGTGCCGAACATCCTCGACGGCAACCCGCACCTCCAGGGCGAGGCCGAGCGGCAGGCCGTGAACAGCCCGGTGCAGTCGTTCGCGAGCGACCTGATGCAGATGGCAGCGGCCGACGTGATGGGCCAGTACGGCAAGCCGGTGCCGGGCGTGCGGATGATCGGCACCGTGCACGACTCGCTCGTGGTCGAAGTCCCGGCCGACGACTGGCAGCGCGCGGTTGCGCGCGTCATGCACCGGATGATCAACCCGCACACGCTGCTCCGTCGGCTCGACTGCGACCTGGACGTGCCTTTGGGTGCCGAGGCATCTGTTGGCAGTCGGTGGGGCCTGAAGGATGTCGGCGTGATCGTCTCTTGACAGCCTGCTAGACTTACTACGTAAGTAACACTACAAGGAGGTGAATCGTGCCTACCATCCGTATAGACGGCGACCTGTGGGAACGGGCGAAGGACGCATCAGCGTCCATCGATAAGCCGCTCAGCACCATCATCGGGACGTTCCTCGACAACTACATCATCAGCGACTCTCCGCCGAGCGCGACGATGGGCCTGGCTCGCCGCCCCAACGGCGCTGAGCCGCGCAAGATCGCGACGTTTTACGCGAACAAGGACACCTGGGCCACGGCGAAGACCAAGGCCCGGAGCAACGGCGAGACGCTGAGCAACGCGATCACGAAGTTCCTCGTGACCTTCGTGACCACGACCGAGAAGCGGCGCGCCGCGCGAGAGGACGCCGAGGCGTGACGATCGACCCCAACACCGAGCCCGACGTGCCCGAGTCTGTCGAGGGCCTTCGGTTCAACGGGCTCGTCGTCAACCTGGAGGAGCCCATCTTCTTCGAGACGATGCAGGCGGCCGAAGCGTTCGGTCGTGCCCGGCATCACCGCTCGATGCAGGCGTGGCGAGAGATGCTGCGCGCCCGCAACTCTTCGGAGGTGCGGGAGCGCGGTCTCCTCGACTTGGAGGACTACGCGAACGCGGGGTAGCGCTGAGGCGTGTGGTTGTGTATGCTTACGTATGTCAGCACAACTCACCGGAGGAAACATGGCAAAGACGGACAACGCTCCGCGCAACTGCCCCGGCTGCGGGGACAAGTTCACGCCGGATCGCGCCACGGTCTCGTGGTACGACAACCGGACGCCCGTGTGCTCGGCCTGCGGCACGTTCGAAATGGCCGCACGTGGCGTCGGGGACCGGCTCGTGTCTCCCGGCAACGCCGTTCGCAAGGACCGGCCCGACCGCGACCACTTCAACCGGCGCACCGCGTACCTGCGCGACCAGTGATCCACTGAGCGCGGGTCTCTAAGGCCCCGCGCTCGCCCCAACCGAAAGGACCGCACCATGAGCACTCTTCTCCTCGCCCGCGTGCCAGACCGGCTGATCCAGGCCGCGTACCTGCCCGAGAACTTCGACGTTCCCGACCCGGCCGACCTGCCCGACCTCGACGCGCCGCGCGTCGTCGGCCTGACGTGGGTCACCGCCGCCGACCTGCAGGCGCTGCCCGAGATGGTTCGGCGCGGCGCCCACCGCTTCTTCGAGCGGGCCGTCGAGGCTCGCCGCTGCGGGCAGGCCCGCCAGCATCTCGATCAGGCGATCCTCTCGTACGCGCTGTCCGGCACGCCCTCGACGGCGACTGACGCGCTGATGACGGTGGCGGCTGCCGTGTCGTCCTGGCGCGACGCGCTGCACGGCATCACCGGCCGCACCGCCTCGCCCGAGACGGAGACCGGAGCGATTCCCATGATGCTCGCATGAGCGCGCGGCGTGCCGTCGCCCTCGCGGTCGGCGCAGCCTTCGCGCTGAGCGCGTGCGGCATCTCCTCGGGCACCGTCACGAAGCGCGAGTACGACGACGCGGACTCGTGGATCGGCACCTGCTACCGGACCGAATACCGCACCGTGGTCCGGCCCGTCACGCGGACGACGTACGTGAACGGGAAGTCCACCACGACGACCACCACGCAGAGCGTCACCGAGTCGTACCAGGTGCCCTATTCGTGCCCCCAGTACGACCCGGAGCACTACCGCCTGCACCTCGTGGAAGGCGACGACAAGGGCGTGGTGAGCGTCCCGGCGAGCGTCTACGGGGCGTGCGCCAAGGGCGACTACTACGACAACGGGGAGGGCCGCTGCGATGGGTAGCGTGGCCGGGATGTTCGTGTGGCGGCCGGAGTCGTACGTGACCGAGCCGCCCGCCTTCGCGATCGTGCAGGTGCGCCGGGACGCCTGGTGGCTGACCGACGCCGAGGGTCGCGTGTGCTTCTACGTCGGGCCGTGGGACACGGCGGGCGCGCCTCAGATGAACTCCTCTCGCGGTATCGCTGAGCGGTTCGCCTCGCGCACGCCTGGCTGCGTCGGCGTGAAGCAGATCCCGTTCGCGCTGGTCCCGGTTCGGCAGGGGGAGTAGCCATGATGGACGGCGACGGGCCGGAGCCCTTCCTCAAGACTCTCTGGACGCTCATCAAGTTGGGCGCCGTGCTCTACTGCGCTTCGTGGGTCTTCCTCGCGTGCTCCGGCCAGTTGCCGAGCGACCCCGGATGACCGCCGACGACTTCGCGTGGGTCCCGCCCACGCACCTGATCGAGGTGGCGTGGGAGGTCTTGCGCTGCCCCGACCCGGACGGGGAAGACCCGAGCCGGGAGGACGCTCGCGCCGAGTTCCGCCGGTGGCTGTCCAACCGTGACGCCGAGGTCGCTCGGCGCGCGATCGCAAGCAACCTAAAGGAGGCAGAGTTGAACAACGTAGTGCCGCTGCGCGATGAGCGCTGCGACGAGAAGCACGAGGAGCCGCTGCGGCAGACGAGCCGTACGACCATCTCGAACGCGGTGCACTTCTGCACGAAGAGCCGCTACCACGGCGGCGGGCACCGGGACAGCGTGAGCGGGAAGGAGTGGGGATGAGCGAGCAGGCGAAGATCGTGTGGACCGTGACGGTTCGCCGGATGGGCTGGCTCCGGTGGGAGTGGCGTGTGCTGGCCCCCGTCTCGCCGCCTAACCTCTCGACTACTGGAGGAAAGCCGCTCACGATCCAGGCCGTAGCCGCTCTCGGGGAGACGCTGACCCGGCGCGGCGCTGAGAACGCGGCGAAGCACTGGGTCAAGAACGAAGTGCTGAAGCGTGACAGCCGCTACACGATGCGGATCGAAACGTGACGGTGGAGGAGCGTGTCGCCTCGCGTCACGACCTGACCGTCGAGGGCCTGCGCGCGCGGTTGCGTGACGTGCGGGCCGAGAAGCGTGACGATCCCTCGCTGTGCCGTTACTGCGAGGGACCGTTACCGCTCGCCTCGGGCCGTAGGCGTCACACCTGCTCCGCAACGTGCCGCACGTCTCTGTCACGTGACCGCGCCGAAGCGGCGCGGCGCGGGGTCGAGCCATGGTGAAGCACGACGGCACGACGCACTGCACCAGGTGCGGCATCGCGGTGCGCCGTCACAGCGAGTCGTACCGTGACGGGACGCGACTGTACGGCGGGCATGGTCTGTGCTCGACGTGCGTGTCACGTGACCGGACCGGAGCCCGCCCGAAGACCGAGGTGCCGTCACACTGCCTCCGGTGCGAATGGCCGCTGCGCACGCGCAGCGCTCCGCCCGAGGGCGTAACGCGACCACACCACGGGCGCGGCCTGTGCAAGATCTGCTACAGAACAGACCAGCGTCGCGAGGCCCGCCGCGAGGCGGCGTGGATCGAGGCGCTGGGGCTGACACAGAACGACGACACGGAAGGACCCGTAACGTGACGGATCTGCGAGTGATGCTGGACCTGGACTCGCCCGGCCTGCGCGACATGCTGGCGAAGCGGCTGTACGAGTTGGACCCGCTGTACTCGGGCCCGACCGGGCAGGTTGAGACGCTGGCCTGGGACGACGCGCGAGTGCGCGTCGCGCGCGAGGCGTCTTACGCGGAGGTCGATTTCGCCCTGAACGCGCTGCGATCCCTCGCCTCCGACGGCCTGCTGGTGCGGGGCTGATGCGCGTCCTGGCGATCCCGTCGGACACGGGCGCGTGCGGGTCGTACCGCGTGCACTGGCCCGCGCGTGCGGTCGCGCTCGCGCGGCCGGACTGGGACGTGCGGACGGTCAACCCGCGCACGTTCCAGTTCGCGCGCAACCCGTACACGCGAGAGTTCGTGGTACGCGGACTCGACCTCGACGGCGTAGACGTGGTGCACCTTCAGCGCGTCGGCTCTCCGAACTCGGTCGAGTTCATGCGCTGGTGCCAGCGCCAGGGCGTCGCCGTCGTCGTGGACTTCGATGACGCGATGTGGGCGATCGACCGTGACAACGTGGCATGGCGGGACTGGAACGGTCGCGGCCCGCGCGGTGACGATGTGCACTGGCGCTGGTGTGACGACGCTGCGCGTGTTGCGGATCTTGTCACAGTCACGACGAGCGCTCTCGCGAAGCGCTACGGCGAGCACGGCCGTACTGAGGTGATCCCGAACTACCTGCCGGACCGTGCACTCGCCTCATGGGACGACATCCGTGACAGGCGGGCGAAGCGCAACGGCGACCCGGTACGTATCGGATGGGCGGGAAGTCTCGGCGTCCACCCGCACGACCTCGACGTTGCGGCTCCGGCTGTTGCGTGGGCCGTACGCGAACTCGGTGCGGAACTGCACGTCGTCGGTGGGGGTGGCGACCGCGCGGCGAAGGCGTTCGGGCTCGACCCGCACGAGGTCACCGTGCACCCGGCGGTCTCGCTGGCCGACTATCACGCAGCACTCGACGTGTTCGATGTCGGGATCGTGCCCCTGGCGGACTCGAAGTTCAACGCCGCGAAGTCGTGGCTGAAGGCGCTGGAGTACGCAGGCCGAGGGCTCGCCGTCGTCGCGTCGGAAACTCCCGCGAACCGGCTGCTCGGGAAGGCGGTCTCCGCCGTCTCGGTCGTGAGCACGGTCGGCGCGTGGAAGTTCGCGCTCGAAGAACTGGTCACGCACCCGCCCGCGCTGTGGGACGCCCAGACTCAGGCTCGCGACGCCGCCCGGCACCTCACCCTCGAAGTACGGGCGAACGATTGGGCGAAGGCGTACGAGCGGGCGGCTGCCCGACGTACGTCCCTCCACGACTGACGAGGAGCCCCGCTGAGAGACGCAAGCGGCCCGGCAGGGGAGTTTCCCTGTCGGGCCGTTCTCATCGCCCCTACGGGGCGGCTACTGCTTCTGGGAGCGGATCGTCTCCACGATGTGGAGGTCGAGGCGCTGTGAGAGCGCTCGGAGGTCCTGCCGCACGCCCTCGGTCTCGGCGCGCGCCGACGTGCGGTCGTCGCGCACGGTCTGCGCCAGGTCTCCGACTACCGTGACGGCTTGCTCCGCTGCTTGCCGCGTTGCCGTGAGTTCATCTCGCAGGTTCGGGTAGTCAGTCGCCTGGTGGCTGTTCTCCGTCTGGTTCAGCACCCGCTCCAGCCGCTGCTTCACGATGCGCCCGACCCAGACCAACGCTCCGACGATCGCGAGCGACGCCACCGAGCCGAGCGTGGCTACGAGCGAGGTGGGCGTGTTGACCAGGGTCTCCGCCACCTGCTCGGTCGGGGCAGGCGTGCTGGCGATTACGAGAGCGGTGATCGAGAGCATTGCAGCGGCCTTTCGGGGTACGTCACGAGCCATGCCGGAGGGTACCTTGACCGGTTGTCAACCTGCCCGAACGGGTGAAGTCTCAGGCCACGTCGTACGCCCCGATCGGAACCACGATGAGGCTTGACGCAGCACGTGGGTCCGTTGCCGATCCGCTCCCCGTTGACAGGATGTCCAGGTTGCCGCCCGAGTTCTGGAAGACGCCTACCCGGAAATACTGCCCGGCAAGGAACGGGTAGATGGTGTGCACCGACTCCATCATGCCGTTGCCGCTCGTGCTTGCCTGCTCGTACGAGTCGATCGGCGTGGCCGTCGCGTTCTCGAAGATGTGCCCCTTGCGCACACCCGTCCCCGCCGTCCCGTTCCACTGGATCGACATCTTGATGTAGTAGAGGCCGTCGCGATCCAACTGGTACCGGGGCTCGCCCCCCGGGGTGATGTACTGCATGAACGCGGGAGAGCCTGGGCTGTGAGCAGGTGCAGAGCCCGCCGTGGCGAACCCGATGTTTGCGAACGACCCTGAGGTGATGGTCGCGTTCGCGGCAAGCGTCGAGCGCCATCGGGGCGTGTCCACCAGGAACGCCGAGGTGCCCGCGCCGCGCGCCAACTTCTCCAGCGTGTTGATGCGCTGCTCGTAGTTCCGGATGATCCGGTCGAGGTCCCAGCCCCGCGCGACCTGCCCTGCCCCGGCCATCAGCAGTCCACGCAGGGGTAGAAGAAGCCGTCCTGGGAGGCGATGTTGTCCATGCCCTCAGCGATGACCTGGGCCGAGACTCGCTCGGGGCCCTCCGGCTGCACGCTGACCGAGACCGAGCCGAGGCGCGTGAGCGCGGTCGGCAGGCTCTCGTCCGCCGTGATCCGCCAGTTCTGCGAGATGACATCGACGTAGATGTGGTTTCCCGGCACGAGGTCTCCGATGTCGAGCGGATCGAGGCCGTTAGGTCCGGTGAAGTCAAGGCCCGAGAAAGCGAACTGGAACTCCGCCGCCACGTCGAGGTGTTCGACCGCGTACCCCTGAGCGTTCTCCAGCAACTCGTTGAAGTCCGAGACCGTCGGGTAGCCGGGCGTCGCGTCATACCGGGGCATCGACATGAGCAGCGAGCCGGTGGCGTTGTCCGTGGCGATGAGCGGCGTCCCGTCCGGGTCCGGCTTGCCGAACGCGTCGATCAGGTTGCCGAGTTCGTTGCCCTCCAGCGCGAACGAGAAGTCCGTCACGTTCGCCGCCGAGATGGTCTGGATGACCGTCTGCGGCACCTTGTCGTACCACTCCATCGTGGAGGTCCACACGCCCGCCGCCGAGCGCGAGTGCGACATCTGGTAGACGGGGCCCCCGATCACGCCCATCAGATTGTCGAGCATCCGGCCGATGGTCGGGCGCTCGTCCGCCTTGTACGTCCGGTCCCGGTTCGTGCCCAGCGTCGGGTTCGAGTCCGCGAACAGGCGGATGTCATCGACACCCGCATCCGGGTCGGTCGAGCCGCCGAGGGTGTTCTCCCCGCGCGCGTACAGCACCAACTGGCGCGCGATCTCGGTCTGGTCGATGGCGGTGAACGTGAGGTCAGTCCGGATGACCCGGTAGTTCAGGTATTGCTGGATCTCGAAGAACCCGAGCGTCACGAGGCCGTTCGCCGCGCCCGACATCGAGTCCACGATCCCAGCGAACATCGGAACCGGGTTTAGGCCGGTCGCCGCCCCGCCTGCGAGGCGCGAGATGTAGATGCCGATGCGGCGCGGGTACATGTCGAAGATCGGCACGTACACCGGCTGGCTGCCCAACCCCACCAGGATGTCGCTCGCGTTGCCGACGCCCTTGCGGTGGAAGGTGATCGAGCCTCGCCCCGGAGTGAGGAAGTTCGACTGGAACTCGAACGAGACCGGCACGATGACAGACACGACCGAGCCAGTCGTTAGTTCGACCAACTCGACGCGCCAGTTCGAGGCACACTCGCACGCAACCGTCATCCGGAAATCACCGCATTCTGCCAGCAAATCTGTACAGTTCCCGTGTCCAGCGGGCCGCTGGTCACGGTGATCATCGTCGTCCCGAGAGGGAGCGCTGCGGCGAGGCTACCGGACAGGTTCGCTGACACGTCGACCCCGGCCTGGTAGGCCCGCGTGTAGCGCGTGTCGATGAACACCGGAGCATCGTCCACGCCGATGTCGCCGTTGTAGACGATGGTCGAGTCGCCGTCGTAGTAGATCGTGATGGGGCCGGTCAGTGGGCCGGTCAGTTCGAAGACCGGGTACGCGCACAGGTCCCCGACCACGGTCACGTCGGTGCCGACCGCCGCCGCCTCGCCTTCGCCCTGGAGGCTGATCGAGGCGTTCTCCGTGCCCTGCCACACGCTCAGGTCGGAGTTGCCGTCGAAGTAGTCGTCGGTCGCGCCGACGCGCTCGATGAGCGCGTAGGCCACGTCCACGGTCGTGCCGGTGGGGAAGTTCACCGTTCCGAAGGAGACGCCTGCCTCGTTGATGCCCTCCGCGTAGACGGTCAGCGTCAGCGTCGCATCGACCCGCGTCCACACGTTCGCAGTGAGCGCGCCTTCGGCTGCGCCGTTGACGTTCGCACCGTCAGCGCCGTTCACCTGCTGGGAGAGGAAGACGGTGTGCGCGGCGATCGCGATGGACGGCCGCACGTACAACGAGACCGTAACCTGATCACCAATCTCGAACGCCTCGGTCGGAACGTGCAGCGCCGAGTACTGCACACTCGGAGTGCCGCCAGAGTTGCCGGTGAGCCAGGTGTACCTGACGTAGGTGTCGGTCGTGACACCTGAGATGACCGGCCCGTCCGACTGGCTGGTGAGCAGCGATTCCGCGACAGACGAGCCTGAGCCACCATTGACCGCCCACTGCGAGCCGGTCGTGCCGCGCGGGTCCCAGGCATAGTTGATCCGCGCTACGCGGCTGGTCGAGGTCGAGGCGTCTGCCGTCCCGGTCCACGAGCCGAGCCACGCGCCGTCGAAGTAGATGCCCTCGGCGGAGGTCTCGGCTGCCTCGAAGACCTCGGCCAGGGCATCCGCCACGCGCACCGTCGTACCGGCCGTGTAGGTGCCGTTCCACGTCAGAATGGGCGTGTAGAACGCTGCGTTCGCCGGAGCCGTGAACGACTGCCCCGCGCGCCACCACACGTTAGCCGTGGCGATGGCGAGATCCGAGCCTGCCGTTGTGGACAGGAGCACGCCCGCCGCGTCGTACCAAGCCACGTCGATGCGCTGTACGCCCGTCGTGACGGACTTGTACCAATAGGCCGAGACGTAGACCTTCTGCCCAGCGACGACCGGCCGACCACTCGTACCGGTCCCGGCCTGGGGAATCGTCATGTTCGAGGCGTTCTGCACCGTCATGGCCTGCTGGAAGTAGCCCTGGTTGTGCGGGCCTCCGGTCGTCGGGCGAGTCTGCGTCGCGGTGCCGCCGCCGAGCGCCCACGCCGTCGCGCGTTGGCGCGGGTCGAGCAGGTCGTTCACCCGCGCCGCGTCGCCTTCGGTGAGCACGTCCTCGCACAGCGTTCCGGTCCACGGCGAGGCCGCGTCGTTCTCCTCCGGCAAGATCACGAGCCGGTGGTCCTGCGCGTCGAAGCGCAGCAACACATCGGCGCACCCGAGGTCGGACGTAGACCAGGTGAGGTCCGCCGCGCGCGGCCGTCCGCGCACGAGGTACGGACCCGTGACGACGCGCTCTTCATTCGTCGCGTCCGGGTCGTGGCAGTCGGTGAAGATCGCGAGCGTCGCCCCAGTGCACGTCCGGGACCACTCCCGAAGGAGCCGCTTCGCCTTCGCCCGGCCGGTCGGGCAGCCGGGGCAACCGTCGTTGCAGATCGTCGCCCGGAACGTGAGGATCCGGTTCTCGTAGAAGTCCTCGAACTGAACCACGCCGTCGGTCTGCGCGAAGACCACATCTCCGGCCCGGATGCCGGGCAGGCCGAGCCCGTCGGGTGGCGCGTTGAGGCAGCCGAGCGGGTCGGTCGGCAGCGCCGAGTCGATCGCGTCTCCGCCCGAGAGCGAGATGCCCTCGCCCTGCGTGCCGGAGTCGTCGCGCCACATCGCGATGCCCCACGCGCCCGAGTTGCTGCTCACGTCGCCACTCCCCCGATCGTCTCCGTACGTGCCTGCGTCGCGTAGCGAATGGTGTGCTCCATCTCCTGCAACCTACCGCCGCTCGTCGTCGGGCCGAAGAAGTTCTGGGTCACCTCGACGGCGGCGGCGGTGGCCGCGACCGGCGCGCGCTGCGCGCTCGCCGCGATCCCGGGAGCGCGCGTGGCCGTCGGCGTGAGCGGGCTCAGCGCCCGGCCCATCGCGCGCTCCGGCAGGTTGACCCGGCTGTCGATGCCGGACGCGAGCATGTCCACGATCTTCTGGCCCGAGTTCTCCGGGTTGCCGGAGCCCGAGAGCGGCCCGTCCTTCGCCGGGCTGAACGGGAGGTACGACCGGATCTTCCCGGCGATGTTCGCCATGGCCGACCCGACCCGCCCGATCATCGAGGCGATGCCGTTGATGAGGCCCTGGATGACGTTCCGGCCCGCATCGTAGAGCAGCGAGCCGAGCCCGCCGACGGCGGCGGCGATCCGGCCGGGCAGCGCCGTGAAGAACCCGACGACGCTGTTAACGCCGTCGAGGAAAGATGCTTTCAGGTTCGCGTTGATCTGCTCCGTCAGGGCGCGCAACTGTGCCGAGCCCTGCGTGAACGGGTTCATGATGTAGTTCCACAGGTACTTCACGAGGCCGATGACGACGTTGACCACGCCGGAGAAGATGTTCTTGATCCCGGTCCACGCCCGATCCCAGTCGCCCGTGAACACGCCCGCGAGCAGGTCGATCAGGCCGCCGAGGATCTGGAACACGCCGCCCAGCGTCGTTACGATGAACTCGACCGTGTTCACGATCTGGGCGGCGAAGACTCCGGTGAGCCACGCGATCACGGGCGCGAGCAGCGGGATCAGGCTCTCGATCGACGGGCCGAGGTGCTCCATGAACAGCGCGCCGATTTCCGCGATGGCCGGGCCGAGGGCGCTGACCAGCACCCCTACGAGCGGCGCGACCACGCGCACGAGGTCCACGATCAGGCCAGCGATCAGCCCGAGCAGCGGGGCTAGGCCGACCAGCGCGACGCCCAGGTTCTCCCCGATCGTGATAGCGAGCGGGAGCAGCGCGTCGCGGAGCGCGTTGATGTGCGGGGTGAGTTCCCCGAGCACCGTGAACACGCCGTCGAAGATCGGGCCGATGACGGCACCGAGCCCTGCGATCGTGTCCCCGGTCTGAGACACGAGGTCGAAGAACTCCGCTAGTCCGGCCTGCGCCTCGGCCGTGTTGAGGAAGTCGGCCAGCGTGCCAGTCACGCGCTCGAACACGGACAGCAGCGTCTCTCCGACGCCTGCGCCCGCACCGAACACCGACCCGAGGATCGAGCCGAGATTGCCGATGATCCCGAGCAACGTGCCGCCGATGTCAACGGCCTGCTCGAAAAAGGTGGCGAGGGCACCGCTCCCGTTCGCGGCCTGGATGACCTCGTTGAACCGGGTCGCCATGTCGGAGAACGCCTTCGCGATGCCCTCCGACTGGCCCAGCCCGCTCTCGAACACGGTGAACAGCGCCTGCCCGATCTGGCCGAGGCCGGGGAGCAGCGCCGAGAGGGTGTTGTTGAGCGTCGACAGCACGCCGTCGAGCCGCGACACGAACCCCTCGGACGAGGCGAACCCGGCGAACGACTGGATCGCGCCGTTGACGATACCCGCCGTGTCGGTGAGGCGAGCCGACAGCGTCGGCAGGATCGAGTTCGACAGGATCGTCAGCGACGAGCCCACGCCCTCGAAGAACCGGCCCTGCACCGCTTGTTGCATCGCGGACCACGCCGGGGCGAGCGCCTGTACCTGGGTCACGAGGTCGGCTGCCGACGGGGCCAGCCCGTCCATCGCCGCCTTCAGATCTTCCTGCGTGGCGGCCGAGATGACGCCCGTGCGGGACAGTTCCTCCTGGGCCTTGGCTTGGGCCTCGAACGCATCGCCCAGCCCCCGCGACGCGAGAACGCTGACGCCTGCGCCGAGGCCGAGGCTCGCGAGCACGCCGCCGAGCGAGACGGCTGCTCCGGACGCCTGCGCTGCCGCGCCCGCGATGGCGACGATGCCCGCTGCGACGCCGCCGAGCGCGGGGCCGACGGGAACGATCGCAGAGACGACGCCGCCGAGGCCCGCGCCGACCCTTGCCAGCGAGAAGTTCAACTGGCCGAAGTTGCTGATCGACTCCTTGACGCCGCGAGACGAGCCCTTGGAGAAGCCCTTACCGAACTGGAGGCCAGCGTCGTCGCCATCGTCGCCGGAGTTCTTGGCGGCGCGCCGGGTCTCCCGTCGTAGGTCACGGTCGAAGTCGGAGGCGTCCGCCCCGACCTCGATGACCGCCTCGCCCAGACTCACCATGCCGTAGCCCTCCTCTCGCCGTAGCGATGGAGGCTCCGGTCCATGTGTCCAGCGAGCCGTGTCAGTGAGCGGCCAGCCCGGCTCTCCCTGGGCTGCCGAAACGGCGGGCAGGCTGGCCGCTCGTGGGCCAGCCTACCTGCCGCGTGTCAGCCGGTACCGAGCGCCGTCGCCAGCGCGCCGAGTGCGGCGTTCTCGATCTCGGGGTCCCACACCGAGCCCGGTGCCGGGGCCTCGCCTACGGGCGGCTGCCACAGGCGAGCGTCGAACTTCCGGATCGCGTTCTCGTCTTCCGCGTTGCGGGTCGCCCACCAATAGGCCAGGTTCAACAGCCGGTCGGCTGGTATCCCCATCGGGTCGATCCCGGACGACGCGGCCCATCCGTCAAAGGACGCGAAGTTCGCGTCGATCATCTGGACGAGCCTCGCCGTCACGTAGTAGGGCGTCCGCCCACCTGCTCCGTCAGCCAGTCGAGGATGACCTTCAGGTTCGGCAGGTCGAAGTCGTCCTTTGGATCGCGCAGCCGCGCGATCAACCGCTCCTCCTGGTCGTCGGGCAAACCCTCCCCGAGCCAGTCGAACGCGGCCCGCGTCTGCTCCGTGTCCGTGGTTCCCCCGCTGAGAAAGTCGAGCAGAAGCGGGGCCTGCTTCGGCGGAGTGAAGGCGTAGTCGTCGCCGTCGATCCTGAAGGTGATCGCCTTCTCGCGGCGCTTGGCGGTGGTGAATTCCATTGAGGCAGCCATGTGTCGCAGCCTACCCGCCGAGCCAGTCGGTCACCTTCAACTGCGTCAGCACGCGTCGGAGATACCGGTACGCCTTGACGCCGCGCACGCGCTTCGCAAAGACGAAGCCGCTCGCCCCGCTCGGCTTGAACCGCAGCACGCGCGCCGTGCGCGGCCCGTGGTCGCGCGTACCAACCTCGGGGTAGATCGCGTACTCAAGATCGGACCCAACCTCGTAGCGCGTCTCGCGCGGCGTCGAGCGAAGGTGCTCGACGGCGATCGACTGTCGCAGCCGTCCGGTGTCCACGAGGCCGTCGGTGGTGATGTTCTGGCGCGCGAGGTCGCGCGCGCGCCCGGCCGCGCGGCGGGAGGCCCGCCCGACGGGCTCGTTCGGGTCGGTGAGCAGCCGGTTGATCTGGGTCCGGTTGAGGGTGATGCGAACGCGTTGGGTCATGAGCGGCGCGGCGGGTCGTCCGGGCACGCGCACGAGCGGATCAGCACGTAGACGGTCCACTCGCCGCCCGCGCACCCACCGTTAGCGCCGAGCGGCACCCACCCGAACAGGATGACCTTGCCCTCCTCCATGCCCTCGGGAGCGCCGTCCGGGTTCGCGAAGCAGCACCGGATGGCAGTCTCCAACGTGGCGCGGTCGCGCGTCATCTCCAGCGCGGACAGCGTGATCGCGTCGGGCGACGGTGCTACACCGTTGTCGTCCACGGTCGGCGTGCACCGGACGACGCCGACGGCCAACTGCGCGGCCCACGCGAACGGGTGGCACGAGCGCGTCGACACGTCTCGCTGGGGGTACGGCGAGCCCTGGCCCGCCGTCGGGTACGTTTCGATCACCCGGACCCACAGCGTGCCGCCCGCGCCGCCCGCCGCATCGTCAGCCGCGCAACAGTCGTCCCACACGGCGTCGAGCCCGGCGACGAGATGAGCCCGGCCGACGGGGGTGCCCGCGCCGTTCATCGCGTTCTCGGCGCAGTCGAGCAGGTCCAGCATCAGCGGGCCGAGCCGGTCGGGGATCAACTCCACGTCGTCCGGGTTGTCGCCCGCGCCCGTCGCTCCGATGACCACGCCCGCCTCGCTCGCGCCGGAGGCAGCCTTGGTGCCGAGCCCTTCGGAGCCGATGACGACCTCAGCCTCCGAGCCGCCTGACGGCGTGTCTGGCGTGTCGGTGACGAGCACGTCGGTCGCGAACCAGAACTGCGACTGCCCCTCGCCGGAGCCTCCGGCGTAGTCGAAGTACCCTCGCGGCTGCACGCCTGCGCCGATGTCCGCTTCGGACAGGTACAGGTCAGAGGCATCGGACGCCTGAATCGGGGCCGTCCCCATCAGCCCAACTGCGGTCGCGAGGTACGGCTCCCCGGCGTTGACCGACACCCACATCGCCATGCCAACGGGCACCTGCACCGGGGTCCACGTCGCCCAGATCCACCCAGCCGCGACCGTCGCGACGCCCGAGGCGTCCGGCGCGGCGGTGAAGTTCGGATTGGTGTTGAGGGGGACGAGGTGCAGCCGGATCGTTACCGATGCCGGGAGCGAGCCGACCGCCGACGCGGGCACGCGCCAGCCGCCGCCTCGGCAGTACCAGACCGTCGCGAGGCTGTAGAACGACGCTCCCGTGACAATGGCCTCGTTGTCGTCGGCCAGCGTCGGCTCGGCGGTCGGCGGCCCTCCGGCCCAGATCGAGTGCTGGGCCATCTCAGATGGCCGTGACCGGGTAGCCCGTGCTCGCGGCGAGCAGCGTGTAGGTGCCGTCGGCGGTGTACGACTCCTGCACTAGATCGTCCCCGCCCCAATCAGTTCCTCCGGACAGCGCCGAGTACCCGCGCCATCCGCCTACGGTCGAACCTGCCGGAACGGAGAAGTTCAGGTTCGCGGCGGGGCGAGCCATCTGCGCGGCGACGACCATCGCGGCGGGCAGGCGCGCGTACGTGCCTCCGGTGAGTTCGTTACCTCCGGCGTCCACGAGGCCGATGTGAGTGACGACCGTGGTGATGTGGGTAGCGACGGACGTTCGCAGGGCTGTCGATGCGGTCATCAGGGTCTTCTCTCCGAGAGGGATCGGGCGCTGCGCACGATCCTACGGGACCAGTTCCGATCAGGAGTAGCGCGGGCCAGTCGGCGCGTGTATGCTTACGTATGTCAGCACACAACGCACTAAGGAGCCCGGCCATGGCCCGCAAGATCGAGTCCTTCACCTCCGAGACCGAGGTTCGCGAGTACTTCGCCAGCAACCGCCCCGCCTTCGCCACGTACGAGGAGGCGAACGGCTACGCGCAGGCCCTGTCCGAGTGGAGCGGTCTCGACGCCTACGCCGACAACTACCTGGGCCGCAACGGGCGCTCGCTCTACACCGTCCGCGTCGCGAACTGACCGCTTACCCACCTCGAAGGAGACCGACCGTGAACACCGTGACCGAGGCCCAGATCAACCTGATCAACCGTCTGAAGACCGAGCGCGACCTGTCCCTGGTGTGGACGCCCGACAACGGGACCGACGCCACCTTCACCTCCTCCGCTGCCCGCGCCAGCCTCGACGTGCTGCGCGACCTGTGGACGCACGGCGAGGCGACGAAGCAGGGCGCGTCGCACGTCATCGAGGCGCTGCTGAAGGCTCCGTACCTGCCCGGAGCGCTCGCCCCCACCGACGCTGCTCCGGCTCCGGCTGCCGAGACCGAGAGCCTGGAGGGGATGCACCGCGTGGACGGCGCGATCTACAAGGTGCAGCGCGCGGTCCACGGCTCGGGTCGCCTCTACGCGAAGGTGCTCGTGCAGGAAGGCTACGACTGGTCGTTCGAGTACGCGGCCGGTGCGCTGCGCCGCCTGTCCGCCGCGACCCGGCTCACGCTCGAAGAGGCGAAGGAGTGGGGCGCGCTGTACGGCTCGTGCTGCGTGTGCTCGAAGACGCTGACCAACGAGGAGAGCATCGCGGCGGGCATCGGCCCGGTCTGCGCCGGTCGCCTCTGACCGACACGACGAAGGCCCGCTCGGCAGACCGAGCGGGCCTTCACCATGCACACATCAACCTGGCGACGCTATGGGGTGGGCGTCGCGGGCTCAGCCTACGACGTGGTGACCCGGCCGCGCACGGTCCGGCGCCGGTCCGGCGACATCACAGTCATGCTGCGCGGCTGGCGGGTGACCGAGGCGACCCACGAGTCGATCAGCCAGATGCCGGTGTGGCCCTTGTCCACGTCATCGAAGGCGTCGAGCATCGCGATCGTCACGCCCTGGCGGGTGATCGTCTGGACCCGCTGAGGGAGCCCACAGGTCTTGTCGCCGCACGCCGCACGCGCGAGTTCGCACGCGAGCCGCCCGGCTGCGATCTGCCCGCCCGACGGCACCGGCACGCCGCGCTCGTACGTGACCGCCCAGGTGCCGACCTCGCCCAGCGCGAGGCCCATGTCCTGGCACGTCGGCCAGATGCCACCGTCCTGCCGGACGAGGAACCGCGCGTCGTCCACGCGGTAGGCCGACGGGTCGAGGATCACGCCGTCTACCTCGACCTCCACGATGCCGGAGACCGGCCCGGGGAGCGTGAGCGAAGAGACCGTCGAGCACGAGCACGAGTCGCCGCAGAAGCCGCAACCGAGGTTGAACCACTCGCCCCGGATCAGTACGGGCGTCCACGGCATACCGAGACGGCTCCGGCCGGACGAGCCCCAGAACGTACTCTGCCCCGCCGTGCAGTCGGAGCGGCACGGCCGCAGCGTCACCGGGCACGGGCCGAACTTCCGGCCGGTCCAGTTCCACAGGTAGTCGACGGCCATGTCCTCGAACGCTTCGCGCCCGCTCGCCGGGAGCGAGTCCAGGTGTTCGCACCCTGCCGCGTCGTCACCGCACGCGAACAGCAGCGGCCAGTCGCACGGGCCGGTCTGAAGCGACATGGGCGCTCCTTTCGATCGAGGTCAGCCTAGACGAGACCGGCCCGGCCCCGAAGGGCCGAGCCGGGTCGGAGTTGCTACGCGGGCATCGGCTGCGCCTCGCACGCCGACGGCGGCGGGGCGACTCCGGTGCGCACGAGCAGCAGGTGGTCGAGCGGGTCGAGCGCCGACGGCAGCGGCGAGGCGACACCGCCGTCCGAGAGCACGTCGTACGGGCCGACGCCCCAGTTGTTGCTGCCCTTGGTGAAGGCGCCCGTCATCGAGAAGTCGATGGCGTCCTCACCGGTGACTTCGAGGTCACCGAGCACGCCCGCAGCCACGAACGGCAGCAGCAGGTAGCCGCCCGCCGTCTCGGTGCCGGAGCACGCCTCGTTCGTCAGGCCGGTCCACAGTTCGAGCGCGAACCGCTTGCTGATCGAGCCCTCGGGGACGACGATGCCAGCGGCTTCGAGGTCGTAGTCCTCGTACGCCTCGGCGTTCGTCATCATCGAGAGCAGGTCCGGGTTGACCCCGCAGAAGGACATCTCCACGGTGAACCGCTTGAAGAACGTGTCGCCCATCTCGTTCACGCAGAACGTGCCGTCCGCCTTGCGGCGAAGAATCTCGACGCCGTCCTCCACCTCGGAGGTCAGCGACAGCGAGACGAACCCGTCCGTCGCAACGAACGAGTCGGGCGTCTCGGCGGACGGCACGTTGCCGCACTCGTCCAGGCGGGTGACGCGGATGCGCCGCCCGAAGATAGGGATAAAGCACTTTGCCATGGCGAATCTCTCGATCGTTCGAGAGGTTCGGCCCTGACCGCCAGCACCTTGTCGTTCGGGTTGAGGCTACAGGCCCAGCGCCGCGAGGGTCGCCGCTCCTGCATCCTCGGAGGCGCTCGCGCCCTTCTCAGGGCTCGAAGCGTCGTCGTCGGCCGGTTCCCCCGGGAACTCGGTGGGCGCCTGCTCAGCGTCCTCCTGCGTGTCCTGAGGGGGAGCCTCGTACCCAGGGCCGCCGCCAGTCATCAGCGCGAACAGTTCCGGGCTGACGTTGGAGAACTCCACCGTAGCCGTGAACGGCTCGCTCGCGGGCGCGGGAAGCGGCACCACCACCGGCTCGACCACCTCGGGCTCCAGGCGTGGGGCGAGGCGGCGGCGGTGCGGCGACGGCGGAAGGCCGGTGCCGTCGTAGACGATCGGTCCTGCCATGTCAGACCTCCAACGCTTCGAACTCAGCAGCGACCGTGCCGCACTCCAGCGCGAGCAGGTAGTTCCGCTCCGCGATACCCGAGAGCGTGTTGACCTCGCGGTCGAGCAGGTCGCCCGGCCGCGCGCTCGACACAAACACCTCGGAGCGGTAGCCGATGATCGCGGACGAGCCGACCATCCACACCGACCCAGAAGTAGCCGCGCCAAGTGTCGGACCGCCCGTGACCTCCTCGTACCCCGTGCCGATGACGAGCGGCGTGCCCGCGTACGTGTAGTAGCGCGAGCCGATGCGCTCGATGAGGTCGTGCTCGCGGAGCACGGCCGCGCCGATAAGCCCGACGTGGATCACGCCGAGCGCGCCGTACCGGTCACGGACAGCCTGCTCGACCGCCCCGAGCACGTAGGCCGGGTTGGTCTGGCTGATCGTGAGCACTTCGGCCTGCTGGAAGTTCGGCTCGTTGCCGAGGTCGCCCAGCCACAGCGCCTGCTCGACGCGCGCCTGCTCCGTGAGAAGCAGCGCCGTCTGGGCGTCGGCCATCGCCTGCTCCGGCGTGTTGCCGACCGGCGAGCACTCGTTTAGGTGGTAGACGGTGAAACGCGAGGCCTCCCCGATACCGCCGTCGATCGAGGGCGTCTTCGGCAGGCCGGACGCGGAGGTCGTCTCCATCCCGCTCGGAAGGCACAGCGGGTCTCCGATGCCGGAAGCCGGGGAGCACGTCAGCGCATCCCACTCGATGCCGTTCTCCCAGCGGCCACCGGTGGTGTCCGTCCGGAAGTCCACCACCGAGAACAGGCCGTAGGGGATCTGCGTCCGCGTAGGCCGGTCAACGACGGTCGGGGCTCCGTAAGCCATGTCGTTCTCCTTTCACCAGAGCGGCCCGCCCGCGCGAGGCGAGCGGGCCGCGATGGAGGTGAGCCTACGGTCAGGCGCCCTCGGAGCCGTCGCAGTCGATGGCGACTCCGGCGTGAGTTGCGCCGTCGGGGCAGATGTTCACAGTGACAACGCGCGAGTCGTGGCACATCTTGATGGTCGAGTACCCCTCCTCCGTGAAGAGGGCGGTGTAGTCGTTCGTGCCGAGCAGAGCGGAGTCGTAGATCGTGTCGAGCGAGATGATCGCACTCGTGCCCTTGACCCACGTACCGGCCGGGTAGAGCAGGAACGAGACCGTCGTGGGCCACTGCGTGAAGCCGGACGCCGCCGTGGTGGCGATGTCCTGCCAGTCGTAGACGAACTGCGCCGCGATGCCGCGCTGCACGAACCACGCGTTGATGCGCTGGTCCGACACGTCGAACTCGGCCAGGCCGAGACGCCGCGACAGGTCGGAGCGGATCACGCCGCGCACCCAGTACGGGAAGACGGCCTCCAGCGTGGTCGTGCGCGACATGCGGTGCAGGTGCCGCATGTGCTCGACCTGGAGTTCGATCGCCGTGAGCACCGGGGCGGTCGCGCCGACCTGGCTCGCGGGCATCGTGATCGCCGTCGAGCCGGTGTGGCCGGTCGTCGCCGTGCCGCCGTTGATCATCTGGCTGATGACGTTCGCGTTGACGCGGTGCTCGTGGCCGATGAGCGAGCCGCGCATGGTGCGCGCGATCATCTCGGGGTAGCCGCGAGCCTGAAGCAGACCGGCCGTGAGGCAGACGCCGCACAGCCCCATCCGCTCCTCCAGGAAGTCGGGGCAGTCGACGTGGAAGCACGGCTTTGCGCCGCCGCCGAGCCCGTCGTAGTCGCCCGCGATGTCCTCGGCTTCGGTGTAGCAGAAGCCGGTGTCGGCGTAGATCGAGGCGTAGTCCGGGCCCTGCGTGTAGCGGAGACCGCCGCGCGCGAGGTTGATCTCCGGGATGGAGAGGAGGCCGTCACGGCTCTCCAACTCGCACAGGTCGTAGATCGTCTCGGACGGGGCACACCAGCCACCAGACGCGGTGAGCGAGCCGCCCGGCAGGCGCGTCTCGTCCATCGCCCGGTCAAGGACGCGCTGCGCCTCTTCCACGCTGTCGCTCCGGACGATCAGGTCGTCGGAGAACTGCTTGTGCACCGTGAGCAGGTTGTGCTGCTGGCGCAGGCGGCGTCCGGTCGCACGAGCCGAGTCGAACGACGCCTTGTTGAAGCCGGACAGCCGCTGCGCGACGGCGCGCGAGGCGGACGAGAAGTCGACCTCAGCGCCGTTGACCAGGCCGAAGCCCTCGGTCGCAGCGAACATGCGCGGCAGCGACGGGTCGCGCTCATCGGCGCGCGGGGCGGGAGCCGCCGAGCGAGCCGTGCGACGGGCCGTGACGGCGGGGAGCGAGATGCGACGGACCCCCGCAGCGGACGCCGTGACGCTCTCGGCGGGCACCTCGGCGTCAGCCGGGGCCTCCTCGACGGGCACCTCGGCCGGGGTCTCCGGCGCGGTGGCGAGCGTGCCGACGCGAGCGGCCAGCGCCTCTGCCTCAGCGGCAAGCGCGGCGCGCTCCTCGGAGCGGCGCGTCTGGTCAGCGGCGAGGGAGTCGATGCCCTCCGCGAGGGCGGACATCGCATCCAGCGTCTCGCGGGTGACCTCGGCCTCCTGGAGACCCTGGAACGCGGCGACGGCCTGCGAGTGCAGCGCGTCGAGCGCTGCGTCATCGAGGGTGGTGAGGTCTTCGGGGATCACGACCTCGGCGGGAACATCGTTCGCCGGAGTGTCCTCGTAGGCCAGAGCGCGCGCGACCGGGCGGTATGCCCGACGGTGCGTCGTGGGGTTGGTCATGGGTTCTCCCTTGACGGGAGTCTGGCCCTTGCCGCCAACGACCTACGTTATCGGGCCGAGAGTAGCACGATGCCCCGCCACCTCTACGGGTGACGGGGCATCGGGGTCGCTCAGCGGTGCATCAGGACGGCGGCGAACCCGGCCTGCGAGGACGGGCGGTGCGTCCCGCTATCGACCGTGGGGCGGTCCGTCGGGCGGACCTGGTCGGGGCGGATGGGCGTTGAGGTAATCACAGCGTCTCACCCTCCAGGCTCTCGTCCATCTGCGCAAGGAACAGGCGCTCCAGTTCGATCGCGTCGGCCGAGCCCTCGGTAGCCATCTTCACCAGCACCCGCTGGTTCTCGGACGTGAGGCGCAGCCACACCAGCCCGGCCCAGCCCGGCAGCGTCAGGTGGCGCAGGTTCTCGGCCAGCACGGTGTTGCCGAGGTTGAGCAGCAAGGTCGGGCTGACCGTGACGAGAGCGTTCCAGTCCGCCTGGTTGGACGGCCCGAACTCGTAGGCGGCGAAGCCCTCGATCGCGAGGAAGTAGGCCGAGTCGGTGTAGACCTGGCCGATGGGGGTGGACATGGGGACCTCCAGGGAGAGCGGTGGGTGGGGGTGGTGCGGTTCTGCCGTGCTCGGCAGCCGCCCGGCCGGAGCCGGGCGACCACCGGGGGCGTCAGACGACGTGGTGCCCGTAGGCGTCGCGGAGCGTCGCTTCGAGTTCGGCGGCGCGAGCCTCAGCCTTGGCGAGCCGGTCGAGCACCGTCTCCGCTGCCGTGGTGCTGAGCGTGACGCCCTGGCCCCAGGCCACGTTGTCGTAGCGGGCCGTGGAGTTCGACACGAGGGACGAGTACGAGTCGGCCTCCAGGCCGAGCACCGCGCGGAAACGGTTCGCCGCCTTGGTCATGCGGGCGAGCGAGGCATCGGCCCGCTCGCGGATCGTGGACTGACGCTCGTTCGCCTCCTGGTGGGCGGTCGCGGCCTCGGCCCGCGCCGAGGCCCACTCGCCGCGAATCTCCCTCGGCGCCACGATCGCAAGGAACGGGCGACCGTCCACCTTCGCGCTGATCGGCTCATGCGTCTCGGGGTCAACCCGGAGCATGAGGTACTTGACCTCACCGTCCCAGGACTTGCTCGTCCACGTCTTGCCATAGTGGCTGTAGGTCACGCCGTCGATAGTGACCTCCTTGGCCTTCGCGTTCCAGCGCCCAGCGCCCTTGGCGGAGAACTTGTCGAGGGCCATGAGGCGGTACGCCTTCGAGCCGTAGCCGGGCTTCCAGTCCGCGCGCTCGTTCACGAGGTAGACGGTGCCAATGGCGAGGTCAGAGGTCTTCATGGTCTTGCTCCTTCGGGGGATGGGAGAGGAACGGGGGAGGGTCAGGACTTGAGCGAGTCGGCGGCGGCGGCGTGGAGGATGCCAGCACCCATGAAGTTGCCCTCCTTGTACCGGGCGATCGCGGCCTTGGCCTGGCGGGCGGCGGCGCGGTTGCCGGTCTCCTCGGCCTGGGCGAGCAGCGCCTCAACCTCGGTGACCTTGGCGGTGAGGTAAGCGTTCACGGTAGTGCCTTCCGTCGTTCCGTTGTGCTGACATACGTAAGCATACACGCTCCGGGGCAGGTGTCTACTCCTGCCCCGGAGCGGTCTTTCAGGACTGGCCGCGAGCCTTCAGCAAGCGCGCCTCGCGCGCCCGATCCCGGTTCTGGCAGCGGACCGTGCAGGCCCGCGAGCAACACCGCTTCTGCCGCTTGGTGAGCGGAACGCCGCACCAGTCGCAGCCACGCATCAGCCCAACACCGGCCGCGTGATGCGGGCGACCGCCGAGGCGGGGAGCGTCTTCACGAAGCCGCGCCGGGCCCGGCTCGCACGGGGCGTCGTCACCCCGGAGATGCGGACGCGCGGGTGCGCGCCGTGCAGCACCTCGACCTTGGTCACGAGGACGACCGGCTCGTCCGCCGCGTTGAGCAGGAAGTCGCCCGGCAGGATCTGGCGAACGCGGGCCGTCAGGTTCGGCAGGTAGGTTGCGCGTCCCTCCGCGTCGAGCACGTACGGGGTGGCGGGGGAGAGGGTCTGAGCGGACATGAAGTGCTCCTTCGGGGATGGGTTGTGCTTACGTATGTAAGCATACATGGAGAGACGGGGGAGCGCTACTCCCCCGTCTCGGGAGGATCAGGGGGTGGCGACCGTCACGGCTCCGGCCGGGAAGCCCGCGCTGTCGGTCAGGGTCCAGCAGAGACCGCTCTCGACCGTACGGCGGCCGGTCATCTCAGCACTCAGGCCCCAGTCCTTCAGCGTCTGGCGAGCGATGACGTAGCGCGCCGGGCGGGCGGCGGCGGGAATCGCGACCGTACGGGACTCGATCACCGAGTCGCCTACCGTCCAGGTGACCTCGACGGTCATGGTCGGCTCGGCGGCCGGAGCCTCGACCTCGACCGGAGAGACCTCGGCGGGCGCCTCGACCGTAGCCTCAATCTCCAGGACGGCGGTCTTGACCCAGCCGCTCGTGGCGTAGCCCTTGGCGCGACCCGCAGCGGCCTCGGTCTTGTGGAACAGCACCGGGGTCGAGTCACCCATGGCGTAGGTGCTGGCGTGGGTGTAGAGAACCTTGCTCGCCGCGTACTGGACCTTGCCGTCAATCTCGTAGCGGTAGGTGCCGTTCTCGTTGACCGTCCGGGTGATCTTCATGATCTGCTCCTTTGTCCTGCTCCGCTGTGCTGACATACGTAAGCATATACCACTGCCCACGTCCGCGCTACCCCTGACCGGAAAAAGTTTGTAACAGGTTTATAACGCACGAATCCCCAGCCCAACGCGTGGCGCTGAACCGGGGATTCGTCGTCAGGGGCTCAGACCGTGGACGCCTTCGAGGTCGTCGTGGCCGCAGCCTTCTCAGCCTGACGGATGCGTACGCGCTCCGCCGCCGAGACCTGCGTCTTGATCGAGGTGCTGATCTCGGTCGAGCGCGCGGCGGCTCGCCGGGTGCCCTCCTGGGCCTTCTTCCCGCAGTTGCACATGGTTAGTTCTCCTCCGTCGTCACTCTTCGATCCTCACGTCCAGCAACTTGCCGCAGTCGGAACACCAGGTCGTGCCCGCGTGCTCGTTCGTGTGCGTGGTCGTGTGCTTACAGGCAGACATCCACCTAGCGTGCCCCAACGCCGACGCGCAGCGCCAACGCCTTCGCCCGCAACCGGAGCAGCGCCGGGTCGTCGTCGGGCACGACCGCCCGCGCGACCTCGGCTGAGCGCTCCCGCGCGGCGAGCCGCTTCAGGTACCGCAGGTCGTCCGACGTGAGCGCGCCCGGCTGCCCCGGGGCGATGACGCGATCCGGCGCGACCATCCCGGCGGCCACGAGGGACTGCATCGCGCCTGAGGCCACGAGCGCGCGCGTGCGCGGGACCGGGAACCCGGGGACGTTGACCGCGAGCGCGGCTACGAGTTCCATCGAGGTGCCGATCCGGCGCCAGTCGCCCGACAGCGGGGACGACCGGAGAACGGCCACCTGCTCGTCCGAGGCGTCGGAGCGCAGCGCGCCCGCCACCCACACGCCCCACTCGTCCTCGCCCGCCGAGACCCACGCGACGGCGGTGCCGGTGTGGTCGTAGTGCGCGAGGCTCGCCTTCGCGCTGGCCCGGCTCGGGGCGTGCATCGTGTCGACGGTCAGCGCTCCGACCGGCACCTCCGTGCCATCCTCGGTGAGCAGCGCGCCCGTGCGGAAGTAGGCGTAGCCCGAGTTCGAGGCGGGCGGCGTGACGCACTGACCGGAGTAGCCGGTGTGGCACGTCTCCCACAGCGCGAGGTGGCCGAACACGCGTCCATCCTCGGTGACCTGGAGGGCCGTCGGCCCGGTCAGCGTCGGCGCGGCGAACCACGCAGCAGGCGGGTTGACCGGCGCGGCGGACGCGACGAGGGCGAGTGCGGGGGTCCCGCCCGGCGCAGCGCTCGCCGCCAGGGCGAGATCGCCGTGGTCCGTGATGGCGAGACGCGCGCTCTCGAATGCCGGGACAGCCACGATCGTCGCCGCGCGGATACGCGCGTCGGTCGTGACCATCACCTCGTCGTCCTTGCCGATCTTGAGGACGACGACACGGCCTTCGTCGTCGGTCTCCGGCTCCGGGGGCTCGCCGCCCTCCATCATCTCGGCCCACATCGCCTCGCTCGCCTCGATGATCTCGGAGGCGACGCGCACCTCGAAGGCGATGTCATCGAGGTCGACCGAGACTCCCGAAGTCAGGCCCTCCGCGACCTGGCGGTACGCCTCGCGGCCGACCTCCGAGCCCACGTCGAACGTGCCCGTGGCGAGGATCTGGCCCGAGGCGGCACGCTCGATCGTCTCGATGCGCCCGACGACCTCAGCGCCCTGGTGGCCGCCAGTGTCCTCGCGCGCCCACCGGAGCGGAATCGGGAGGGTGTCCCAGCGCAGCGCGCCGGACTCGATGAGCCGGGCGTCGCCGGTCATCTCGTTCTCGACCACGATCGGGCCGGACCAGGTAGGTGCCGAAGCGGCGGTGTCGGGGGCGGTCTGAGCCGCCTCCGCGAACGATGCGCTCGATGCGACGACGGCCTGCACGCGAGCGCTCTGCGTGCGAGGGATCTTGATGACTCGCGCTGCCATGGGGGTGCTCCTCTCAGAGCGCCCGGCCCAAGGCCAGCAGCGGGATTCTGGGCTCAGGGTATCTGAGGCAGTCCGGCCTCGATCAGCGCCTGTTGGACGCGGCGGTGCAACTCGGTGTCGTCGGCTGGGCTCGCGCTCAGCGCCTCCGGCGCCTCGCCGTACTGCGAGCGCTCGTCGGTCAGGTACCGCCGCTCGACCTCGACGCGCGAGGCGACCTCCGCGCGCCACTCCGCGAACACGCGCCGGATCACGCGGTCCTGTGCGTACGTCATGCAGGCTCCTCTCCGAGCGGCTTGCGCCCGTACCAGTCCGTGTTGAGCATCGCGCGTTGCCCGACCCACGTCTCCTTGCCGGGCCGCTTCGGGTCCGGCAACCGGCCCTCCCACCCGAACATCGCGAGTTCGTACGGACTCGGCCAGGCGTCCGGGTTGTCCTTGTTGTTCTCGACGGCTGCCCTCCACAGGTCCACTTGATCTCGTGCAGAGGCGTACTCCCAGAAGCGCTGGAGCAAGCGCTTCACGTCAGCCCATCCCTGAATCTCCGGATCCCACTCGAAGCCCTGCCGCGCCCAGGTGTACCCGCCCACGTCGATGTTCGCGTGCACCACGACCGCCGTCACGCCGCTGCGCCGGTACCAGTCCTCAAGACGCGCCGCGAGGTTGTTCGCCAAGCCCCCGCCCTGCGCTTCTGGGGTGAGTCCGAAGAAGGTGTTCTCGACTACGACCGGACCGTCCGGAAGACGGCGCACCTGCCGCGAAAGGCTCCCGACGTGAGCCCCGTTCGCATCGACCAGCGTCCACGACATCTTCACCCGGCCCTTGTCGACGGAGTGCGTTATCCGATTGGCGACGACCCCTTGACCCGCCCAGGCATCGTTGATCTGCGAGGTGAAGTCGGTAAACAGCGCCTCGGCCGCAACCCGAGCCTCACGAGTCGGCTCGCCCCGCAGAGCGGGCACGCGCTGGGCGAAGGGGATGACCTGGGACGCGGAGGCGGGCACTGGGGCGGCGTTCGTGGTCGGCGCGGGCGCGGGTGCCGGGAGCGCCTGTTCGAGAGCCCTGGCGGTCTCCTGCGTGATCTGGGCGGCGGTCGGCTCGACCTCGCCCGGGGGAGCGTCGGCGCCGACCAGGATGCACCGGCAGTTGACCGTGAGGAACGCGGCGGCCGACGGGTCGCCCGGCATCATGATCGGCAGGCCATCCACGATGAACGGCTCGGCCACGGGGACCACCTGCCCGTCGAGGTCAACGTGTGCCTCGCGCGTGCGGGTGTCGCGCGTCGCCATCCACTCCTTGTGCGTCCAGCCCTCGTCCGCGAGCGCCGTGAGGTTGGCGAAGTTGTACGCGGCCGTGCTCTCGGTGCGGGCGATGCGGTCGGCGCGGACCTGCCAGTGCGACTTCTCGCTGTCGAGCGCCGTGACCGTCTGCGCCCGCAGATCCTGTAGCGCGCGCACGCGCGGGTCACCCGTACGCGCAGCCTCGCGCGCGGGAGTACCCGGGGGACCGAGCGGGTCCAGGATTGCCTCGATGTCGCCCGTGAGACGGTCGTACTCGCGGCGCAGCGCGCGCCCGTCCTGCTCCCATGACAGCGCGGTCGCGATGTTCTGCGAGGTGCGCTGCGTGGACCACCCGAGCGCGGCCGACTGCGTGATGACGTACCGCACGCGGTCCATCGCGTCGTCCGGCAGCGGCGGCACCAGCCCGCGTACGAGCCGGTCGCTCACCGCCGCCATGAACGTGTCGAGCCGGTCGAGCGAGGACGAGAGCAGTTCGCCCGGCCGGGTGCGGACGTACGCCTGCTCCCACACCGCGCGGATCGCCGTCGCGACGCCGCCGTTCACGCGGTCGGCCCACCACCGGCTCATCGTCCCGAGGTTGAGCGGGAGTTCGGCTCCGGCTGCCACGAGCGAGTCGGCGGGCAGGCCCTCGCGCAGCCCGCCACGGATCGCCGCGAGCACGTCCGCGAGCCACGCGCGCGTCGCCGCATCGACGGCGCGCGAGACGGCGACCTCCGCCGCGTCGCGGAACTCCTCCTGCTCAGCGCGCGTGAGTTCGACCAGCGCCATTCGGGGTGACTCCCTCCCAGGGGATCGTGATGCCGAGCACCTTCTCGAAGCGTGCCCGCAGCAGGCGCACCGAGTGCGGCTGGCCCGCCATGAGCAGGTCGCGCGTGTACCGGTCGAGCATGTTCACGACGACCGTAGGCGCAACCGTGGCCGAGAGGCCCTGGCTGTCGATGAGCACGGGCACGAGGTCCCACGCGTTCTCCAGGCCCTTGTCCATCATCGGGCCATCCGGCCTCCACAACGCGTGGCTCTCGTGCCACGGGCGGCCCTCGCGCAGGTTGTACCGGGTACGGGAGACGCGGACGATCCGCTTGCCGACGACCTCCAGCGCCTTCAGCACGAGCAGGTCGCTCAGCGCGAACAGCGCGCTGTGCGCAGCGAAGCCCGGCAGCGAGTACGCCCCGCAGAACGCACAAGGTGCCGCGAG